TTAGGCTTTGCATTGTTCTGCCTCCTTTTGCTTACGCTTGATTCTATCTTCGACCTTGCCTGGCAATTTCGTTATAAAGCGCGAATACCCATCGCGACACTTGACGTAATTCATTGCGTGGTATGGTTTCATATTAGCCAAGTCTTCGGCCGTAAACGGATAAAGCTGGGCTTTTAGTTCTTTGTAATTATCTTCGTCACAGCCCGCGATTAGCATATACGACGTGTTGGCTGAGCGCAGTTCTTTGCGCAAATGCTTCAGTTGATTAATATAGTGGCAACTTATAATCGGCTTGCAGATAAACTTTGCGATTTGTGACAGCTTTTTTTCGATAAACTTTTCGGTGTTCTCTACTTGGTAAATTTCGTCGATAACTAAGTTAACTTTACGTTGTTTTTTATAGTCACGAATCTTATCGGCGCGAATCTGTAGAGCTAACCATATTTTCGTAATCCAATAAGTCGTAGCAATATCCCGTTCCCCTTCAGTCGGAAACTTTGACTCAGGCATCCGTATGCAAATCACCTGATTTTTCTGCATTTCTTCGACGAGGTTGATGTTCGTGTCCATATCGCGCTTCAGCATTAGCTCCATTTGAGTATTGCGCTTCAATATGGAAAGCCTGTCGATGATGCCGACGATTAAGTTTAGCTTCGTTCCGACCACCACGTCGTCCTTAATTTCGTCAAGCTCTTCTAATGAAGTCATGTATTCTTCCATAAATTCAAATTGTGCTTTCGGAACCTGACTGAGATAATCATGGCGACTATTATGGTTTTGTAATACGCGAAACACATCGCGAATGCTACCGGTATTGATAAAGACAACGAGTGCTGCTGCTTCGAGATACCGTTCCATCTTCGGCGATAAACGACTTTCGTCTACGTTTATCGCATTGATAAGCGCCAGCAGATTCGCCGTTTGGCGTTTGGCATTTTCGTATTGAGCAAACGTATTGCTCGTATAACCGACCTCGTTATATCCGAGTCCTTGCAATTGCGCCGGATCGCTGTTGTCGATGTTGAGTACTTTTTCCTTCGGAAACAAGGCCGATATCTCATCGCTCAATTCGCAGTTCTTAATGAAATCGAAGATAATCACACACTCGCCGTTTTCTATCGAATCTATACTGAGGTTTCCGATTAGATTCGATTTTCCTGCACGAGTTGGTCCGATTAGTAACGTTAATAGATTACGATAATGTTCGTAGTTGCTAAGATATGCTTTTTGCTTGGCGCCTCGAAACGTGCTTTCACCGACACACATAACGCCACTCCGCAAGTCCTCCGGCACTTCCGTTTCCTGTGTTTCCACCTTTTCGATAAAGTTATAGCGTTCTAGGATGTCCCGCCCAGCCAACGCAATAAAGTTTTGCGCCTCCTCATCTCCAACTTTGTTTAGTTCAGATCCTGCTATGGAATAGTCCGTAAACTTAAACGATTTTCGTAATGGTTTAGCCACTAAACGATTATCCTCAGTTATAGTTTCAAACGATTGTGCCAAACTCCTGGCATTATTACGTTCGCTTAATTTATCCTTGCTTTCGCTCATGACAACAATTTGAGCATTTAAAACGGTGGCTGTAGCTTTTTTGCTTGTGGCATCACTTATCTTTTTCCCACCATTCAAACGTTCGATAAGGGCCTCAAATACGTTCTCGTCACTAACTTTTTTCTTGCTTCCTGACAGCACTTCTCCCAGGTCATCGAATAGACCGGAAACAATACCAATCAGCATTTTTAAAATATAAGCAGTACCCACTTTATTTCTTTCTGTTGGAAGGTTTCGTTTTACTTTTTTTATTGTCGACTCATAGGAGCTGCGCCAACTAAATTGCGTGGTGGGGATAAAGTTATAAAACACCCCGACCTTATCCCCTTCATTCATGACATCGACTACATTTAATTTTGAACGAAGCAGATCATCGTTTCTTCGATCAGTTGCAAGACTTAACGCATTTTCTTTGGAATAAACGAGCTGGTACTTGGTGGCTGACTCTGAAAAGTTAGGTAGACCTTTAACCTCCTTGACAGTTATATTCGTCCATGAATCACTTATTTTTTCTTTAATAAGTGATAGGTGACGTTTTGGTATGATGAAATAAAACTCCACTTTCTTTTTCTCGATATACACGTAATAACTCACTTTAGAATTCATTTCGTACGAATATTTTGTACCGAATAGGAATTCTTTATTTAGAAACTTAATGACCTTGGCATCTTCTTTTTTAATATTTTGGGTAATATTTCGGTAAATAGAAGCGATGGATTTGGCGATTTTGTGAGTGGATTGATTGCGGATTGAATTGTTTGGAGTTAGGCGCAGATAGACATAGGACGGTTTGACGACGTTGATATAATCGGAAAGTTTAATTCGTTTCATGTTAGCGTACCTCCTTGTAACTTAGGTACATCCACCTGTGAAGGTTATCTAGCGTTAAATATACGACAATTAATTTACCGTTGTGCATTCCGCTCAGTCTTCGAATTTTCACGTTAAGCCCCTCCGAATAGATACTTTAGTAATATATTCGCCGTGATAAGCACTCCCGTCCAGCGCCCTCCGTCTTTCCACCCCGCGACCTTGAGAATTATCATTACGGCCGATCCGATGAGCGTTCCAGCGAGCAATAGATCTTTGAGAGCATCAAATATGCCAAATAATATTTCTGTTGTCACATCGGCAACATGGTCACGGATGGACTCTGTGCTACCCCACAATAACCGAGTAAGTGGACCTTGCGTGTCATGATTATTAAATAGCTTTGTTAAAAGTCCAGGAGAAACATGATTACCACTAACGCTGGCTAGTTGGTCAGCGACAGGAGTCGGATCTAATGCGTGACCGCTTGCATCTTTTAAACCAAAGTGAAGATGTGGCCCAGTGGAATTCCCTGTATTGCCACTTAAACCGATGATTTCCCCAGCGTTAACATGTTCCCCCACCCTTGCTTTCACGTTGCTTAAATGCCCATAAATCGCCCTGGTACCGTCCGGCATTTTAACGGATAGTCCTTTTCCTATTAACCCATTGTCATCAAATACTTTATCAACCACCCCCTCAGATACCGACCTCAATGTGGTTCCTTCGGGCATAGCTAAATCAATGCCCGAGTGTGGCTGGAAACCGCGTACGGGTGACAACTCTCCGAATTTTCCTGTTAGTCGGAATTTCATTTACTCCCATCCTCCCGATGATGACGTAGGAACCGTATTTAAGTGGTCAAATATTCCTCCTATCTTATCCATTCCATACGGTAATGCCAATAAAAACAGATAGGTTAATAAGTAACCGAAAAAAGACTTTTTTGCGGAATCGAAATCTCCATTACCGACTGATTTTATTGTATCGATCCCGCCTTTAAAAACAATGATCCACTTTCCAACGCCAATCACTTCTTTATAAAGTTTATTTGCTTCAACATCGATGCTCCCAGCTGCGAATACATCGCCCCCCATCCCAGTTAAAAGAATCAAGGTTACTCCAGCAACTTTATAAACCAATCCATACTTTTTAAAATGACGTTCAACTTTTATAGAAATAGGCTCTTTTTCTCTATTTAAAAACTGACTTATGGACATAGCCTGTGTTTTCATTGGTTAACCTCCGTCAAACTTTATTTTGGTTCCTAACCCGGTGTACTTGCATTATTCCGTAATCTGGAGCATAAGCTGACGTAAGAGCGCGTCGGCTACCTAGCCATAGTCTGCACTATAATTTAATCCCGTTTAATTGCGTCATACTCAGGTTACTAACCACCTGGGATGGCGCTTTTTTTATGCTTCTTACCTTTGTCCCCTCCTCCATATCCCTTTGAATCAATCTCTTCACATAAGCTGAAAAATTCGGGTATTGCTCCGCATAATCTTTCATCTGTTTTTGAAACGGGTCTACCAAATTAAAACTCACTGACTTATTCCTAATTTCCTTTGCCATACTGGATACCTCCTAACTAAATATGCGCTAGATAGTAACTGAATAAGACCTCTTAACTGGTTACTATCTAGCTCTTTACTAAATCATATGTGCGTTTGCCTAGATATTGCATGTACCTAAACATTTTTGATAACTTTTTTTATCATTTTTTTTAACAGGAGTTAGCGAATATGTGTTGAATTGGTAATAACAAGAAGGTGATAATAATTGTTTACTAACAGGATTGAATATTTGGCCAAGCTTAAAGGGGTTAAACATAATTACTTAGCAAAAGAATGTGGAGTTTCGATACAAACTTTTTCTCGCTGGGCAAACAATAAAACTCAGCCTGATTTAGAAAAAGCGTTTATATTGGCGAAAATATTACATTGTAAAATGGATGATTTAGTCGAAGTTATTGAGAACGAGTGAAACTTGCTGCTTTATTAAACGTAAGAGTAAATGGGTTTTATAAATTAAAGGGGGAAGTCAGTTATGAAAGAACGGATTGAAAAAATACTTAATATTGTCGGTTGGGTATTCATGGTCTCAGGGATACTTTTGGGGTTAATAACTTATGGAGGAATTGATAAGGAGCCTTATGAAAACGCTAAAGAGGCATATGAAAGTATTCCAGATAATGAGCTTGCACAAGCAGCTTACCAAACTGCGCTAAATATTTACAATGTCCAATTTACTTATGCTATGTCGATATTGTTTGGTGGAATTGTAATTGGATTGTTATTCATCGGATTTGCCAGGATTATTGAATTGCTAAAGGAGAAAAATGAGAGGGATTATAAAACCGCGCAATTAGTAAGCAGAATTGATACACATTTAACCGAACTGAAAGATATTAATCATTCCTGATAACTAAGGGAAGTGAAGAAAATGAACGTAGTGATTGAGATACATTACAAAGCTGATAGTAGAGCCTTGCAAGTTGGTACATTTCCTCTTAAAGGACGTAAACCTGAATATATCGCTCTTGAGTTTTGGAGGCAAATTAAGAAGCAAATGTCTCACCGAGCAGAATTAGAAAAAATTATTAGCGATGGGGATCGAGACATCACGCAGCTAGTGATTGACCTGGAAAAACATGAGTGGAATAAATCGATGAATGATAATTTGCCTTTTTAAAGCAGAAAAAGCCCCTCTCCAGTGAGAAGGGCTTTAAAACTTTAATAACCTTTCGATTTTAGGACAGCTTGTAATTTCTTACGAGTATTTTGTCCGTAAACACCATCCACTTCATATGGCAAGTAAACCTTTTGAAATCGTGTAACAGCATCTTCGGTCCCAGGACCGTAAATCCCATCCACATTGCCACAATCGAAATAAACAGCGATTAATGCTCTTTGTAGCTGTTTAACCCATTCACCTTTAATTCCTCGCTTTAGGGTGTCATTTGGAACCGGAAATCTGTAGAGTTCTTGTGGTTTCATAGGTTCTTCTGGTTTAGGAGTAAATGCATTTTTTGCTTTGCCTAATTTAATCTTTTGCCCCACTTTAAGTTTCGTCGGATCCACAACAGGATTTGATGCAATCAGATCCTCCACTGTCACCCCTTGAGCTCCATCCCGTCCAGCAATGCTCCAAAAAGTGTCACCCTCTTGAATAGTGTACATTCCAGGCAGCGGATCCGGAGTCGGATTTACCTTAGCTGGGGTAGCGCCTTTGTAGGCGATCGCCGCATGATAATCATACATACAACATTCTTTCCAGCTGTAACCAGGCATTTCTCTGTGTGACTTATCCTCTTTTCCAATACCATCCTTAACAAGTGCAGCATGAAGTTCAGAGATAGATTTTAGTGTAGTTTCATCCAACTTGTCTGACCTGTAGTCCCCAGCCACACAGATTCCCAATGAAAATTTGTTGCTGTTTCCTACATGATAGGAGCTGACTCCAGGATCATGAGCCCACACGATTCTGGCTCGGTTCTTTCCATCTGCACCTCTGACCAAATTCTTTGGCTCAATGATAAAATGATATCCTACTCCCGGCCAGCCCAGGCTTTCATGATAATTAGCAAAAGCCTCAGCCGTTGAACCAGATAGCTCTTTTTTTGTCAGGGAGTGATGCCACACCCGGACAGTTTTGGTAGACACCCCGTAATTTTTGTATTCTCCAATTTCTTTGAGCCCTTCTCTCATGTCCACTAACTGAGGTAATTTTTCAAAAGCATACACCATTATTTACCCTCTCCTTTATGAGCATTTTTAGCATCCACATGGGCTTGTCCAAGGACGTACGCAGCAACTAAAGAAACTAGCGAAAGTACAGTGTTATTATCCAGTTTTAAATTGAAATAATCGTTTGCTACAACAGTAATTACACCCGCAATTGTGACCAGAAATTTTCTAGAGCTAAGCTTCTTTTTCAATTCATCCTACTCCCCTTTACCTTCCATTTTGTCGATTCGTTTATGGAGCGACTTGTTCGATTCTTCCACTCTTGTTACTCGCTCGCTTAATGCTCCAATTTGACGCTCGTTGGCTTTTAAATCGATGCGGATATCATCGACCCCTTTGCCGATATAATCAAGTTGCGCTTGGATTTTAGCATCTTGCCTTGATTCTGATTTTGTTTCTTTTTGTTTGTTAAGTTGAAATCCTTGATAAGTGATAATTAAACTAAGAGCTCCTATTACAACTACCCACTGAATATCCAAGCGACCACCCCGTTCTCAAAATAAAAAGAGCCCTGGGAAGGACTCTTTACATAACATGATATCTTTTAAATGCTTGCTGTTTACGTTCTTCTGAAACTTGACTATAAATAAGCGTAGTTCCTGGATTGCTGTGTCCCATCAGATGTTGCAAGTCTGCAAGCTCGATTCCTGCATCCATACTTAAGTTTGCAAAAGTATGGCGCATAACGTGAGGTGTTAATTTTCTCTGTATTTTGGATGCTTTTTCGATTGCATCTATTTCCCTTTGTATCGCTCGGTTTCCCAAGCGGCAATAAGGTTTTTTGCTCGTGACAAACATTGCTTCACTGTCATCATTTCTGCTGTTTAAATATTTCTTCAACTGTCTATAGGCCTTAATGGAAAGATATACAACCCTTTCCTTATTACCTTTTCCGATGACCTTCATGTTCATATCCTGAATATTAATATCATTTTTACTCATGTTTGAGACTTCCGATAATCGGCAACCAGTTGAATACATTACCTCAATTAGGGCTCGTTGCCGTAAAGTTTCGCATGAATCACGTATCGTTTCTAATTCCTCGATACTAAGACCTTTGGGTAAGCGTTTCGGCTTTTTAGGCAATTTGACCTTCGCTGTTGGATCACGTAGAAGTATTTCCTCTTTTACCATCCACCCGAAAAAACTTTTAAGGACGGATAACTTTTGTCCAATCGTACTCATCATCGCCTCATTAAAAGATGCTAAGAAACTCCGGATATCGGCAGTAGTGACCAGGACCGTTGCTTTGTGACAGAAACGACTAAACACATATAGCTCACTTTTGTAGCCGGCGAGCGTTTTTGAACTTAGGCCTTCCAACTTCTTAGAAGATATATAGAGTTCGATTTTCTCTGGGATGTCCATTGCCAGCTTCTGATCTGACTTTCTACTAATCTCATAATTACATAATACCTCCTCCAATCGGATAGAAAGTTTATTAATTTCGACATCGGGGACAATGGTACTTATTACTGTATTTAAGTCATTCATGAGGCGGGCTGTGTCGTTTGACATCTCTCTTCCTCCTTTTTTAATACGTTTAACGTATTGATTAATTTAAATATATTGTAATACACTAAACGTATCAATAACTAAAACGTATCAAAATTAAAATAAGGAGGAAAGTCCTATGAGAGTTGTCATCAAATTAGATAAATTGCTTAATGATCGTAACATGTCTCAGCATGAGCTATCCCGGTTAACAGGGATAAGGCAGCCATCAATAAACGAAATGTGTCGGAATCAGACAAGAAGAATACCAGCTGATAACCTGGCAAAGATCTGTGAGGTATTAAACTGCGAAATATCTGATTTGTTAGAGCTAGTAAAAGAAAATCCCGACTGTTAATCAGCCGGGATTTTTACTAATAGAGTAGCTTGTTTTTGTGTTTATCAAACTCAAGTCTAGCTTGGTAGTATACCTCTACTAGGTTGCTAATTTGAGTTTTTACTTGCTCAACATCACCATTACTGTTGGAAATTACACTTTCTACATTTGAGTGAAGAAAGTCTTTTAAGAAATTATTCACTCTTTCTCTGTAGATAAGTTTAAAATATTGTATTGATCCATAGGGTTCTTGTTCTTGTTCTTGAACGAAAATTAATTCTCCAGACGTATCTACTTCATCTCCAAAAACCATCTTAAAATCTTCTGCCAAAAAAATCGCCCCCTCTTCTCATATTTGGATACGTATAAAATTATGATGAGGGATTCTTTATTATTACGTCACTTAGTAAAAATAACCTCGAACCCATAAAAAAAAGAAGACTGAATATCAGCCCTCTCTCTTACTCAATTCTTACTTATCTCTTACGACGCTATTTCGTCCAAGTGTTCATTCAAAAGAATAAATAGCAATTGTTTTAGATAAAAACATTTTTAAACTTCGATTAATTTATTAACTTTACTATAATTTAAATTATTTCCTAACACATGAATTTTTTCAGAATTATACGTTGATTTAGTTACATTCCTAGTATCATAAATTAATTGAGCGTTGTCTGTTATCCATTCATAATCAACATTTGAATGATCAGTTGAGATAACAACAAGATCACATTCGTTTACTATTTCTTTTGTTAATTCTACAGAATTAACAACAATCCCTTGATTATTAATCTCCTTTATATATGGGTCAAAGTAAATAACATTTGTCCCTATTCTCTCTAATTCACTAAAAAGTTTAATGGCAGGAGATTCTCTGTAGTCATTTACATCTTTTTTATACGCTACACCTAATAACATGACCTTCGAATTTATCAATCCTTTGTTTCTTTTTTCCAACAAAGTAATTATTTCATTAAGCATAAAGCCAATCATATCCTTATTAACCTCATTTGCAAGTTTGATAAACTGACTATTGAAGCCAATCTTATTGGCTTTCCATAATAAATATATAGGATCTACCGGTATACAATGTCCTCCTACTCCTGGACCAGGGTAAAAAGGCATAAAACCGAAAGGCTTCGTATCAGCTGCCTCTATTACTTCCCAAATATTTATCCCAATATGAGAAGACATTTGTGCAAATTCATTTACCATTCCGATATTTACAGCTCGAAATGTATTTTCAAATAATTTTACCATTTCAGCAGTTTCTAAGGAGTTTACAGGCACGACCATATTAACAATTTCTTTATAAAACATTGCACCGATTTCTAAACACCTTTCGGTCGCTCCACCTATAACTTTAGGAGTATTTTTTATATTAAATAATTCATTTCCGGGATCCACACGCTCTGGAGAGTAGCATAAATAATAATCACATCCTACAGAGAAACCTCTGTTTTTTTCAATTTCTCTTTTAATAAGTTCTTCTGTAGCACCGGGATAAACAGTACTTTCTAAAATAATTAGAGTATTCTCTTTTAAGAATTTTAAAATTTGCTTTACTGAAGAGCTGATAAATGAAACATCAGGCTCCATATTTTCTTTCAATGGTGTAGGAACGCAAATTATAATTACATCAGCTTCATTTATTTCATAATAATTTTCTGTAAAAGTAATACTTCCATTGTCAGCCAATTCCTTAATACGTTTATTATTTATCCCCTTGATGTATGAAACACCATTTTTTAGGTTTGTTACTTTCTCGCTAGATTTATCTAGCCCTTTTACTTGGTATCCTGACTCTGCAGTTAAAAGCATTAAAGGCAGACCTACATATCCTAATCCAATAACAACTACTTTGGCATCTTGGTTTTGTATCTTCTTTTCTAGTATCAACAATGTCAGCCCCTAAATTTACTTTACTTCAAATTGGAATTTAAATTAGGAAGGCTTTAAGTAGGTGATATTTTTCTGCATATCTAACACCCGCTTCTAATCCCCTTTTTTCTGCCCATTGCCTTACTTTTTCAGGAGAAATTAAGTGTTCTGAATTTCTAATTTGTGATTCATGTTTATATAATGCTTCAATTTTTTTATCAATTGTTTCACTAATATCAAGGTACAACTCACCTACATTATTTATCTTTGGATATTGCCATACGATTAGTGGATATTCAAACATTGCAATCATTTTGTAATTACGGCCAGGTACTGGTCTTAAACCAGCCATACAAGCATTAAACAAAAGTTGATGATCTTGGTGAAAACTAGGGTATGGAATAAGTACAATTGTTGGTTTGTATTCCATGAGTATTTTGTCAATTTTCATAACTACATCCCGTTGAGGAACCATGTCTAATGGATTAGTCTCGCCCTCATACAATACTTCAAAATCGTAACAACCCAAAACCTCTAAGGCATTTTTTAATTCCTCTTTACGATGTTCTACTGTTACAACGTTTCCGCTATGCCAGAAGAATGAGTCACTTATAGAACCAATTATTACTTTTGTACTATTGCCTAAACGACATGCTTTTTCAATTAACCCAGCACACCCTAATACTTCATCATCAGAGTGTGGTGCAAAGATCAATATTCTTTCTTTTCCTGATTCCAACATTCTTACACATCTACCTTTCTTGTAAATCAAGGTTGTTTTTTTATTCAATTAAAGAATATCATCTTTTCACACTATTTTCTTCTAAATAAATTTGGTACTAAGAGCTAACACTTGGTTCACAAGCCTAAATCTTAACTTCAAAATAAAAAGCCCTCATGGAGGACTTAACTCAAAAGTTGAATAATCATTTTTAACCATCCTAAGAAAGAAATCCATAACGGTATACTCAAACTCGTCCCAAACAAAAGACCTTTTAAGAAATTACCTTCTTCATAATATACCATAATGAACAACTCCCTTATTGGTTTGTTCGATTAATTATAAATGAAAACGCTTTCTTTGTATATACTTTGTTCATTAAGGTTGTGTCACAGTTTTCTACTGTTGGGATGCAATCAAAATGGCGGATAAAACTCCCAATTAGCTCTTTGGTAAGAATCAGAAGTATCGTTTAACCTACTTGATACTCTTCTGTCAATTTTCTGTCTAATATACGGAATAGCAGTTTCAAATTTCCCCTTAATACCATCTAATGCAATGATAGTTACTAAGTTAAATACTGTACTTCCTATTGAATGATAAATATCTGTACCATGCAGAGATGAATTTCTCCATTTATATATCGTGTTTAAAGCATTATTAACATTCCATGTTTTTTCAATAATTTGAAACATTTCCGTTAATTGTATGTGTAAATCTAAATTAGATATTTTTGCATGTAGCAAATATAATAAAACTTTTAGACTACTTACTCGAACAGGATCATTAACTCTAAATACTTCTTTGGGGTGAATGTGCTTTGGTACTGTAAAATTTTTCAATACTTTCCCAGACGAATCTACATATTCTTTACAACTTTTTTTCAATACCCCTTCTAATAACGGAAACGACAACTGTGAAAAAATTAGGGAACTATGTCTAGCTAGATCTATCGTATTGAAATCAACACTTTTATTAAATGATTTCGCTTCCTCAAAGTTAATTTTGTATGATGCTTTTCCTGTTAAAGATGCTCGTACACAGGCAGAAAAAAGTTGTTGTAATCCCATTTCATTTTCCGAAAAATATTCAAATTCGCTGAAAATCAGCTCAGCTACCCACGCTCTAAAATAAGAGTGGTCTAATGATTCTGCTCTTATACTTGTTAACTCTTTGCAAGCTGTTTGTGTATCCTCGAAGTCAAATTCATGAAATTGAATACCAGTAGTTAATAGCCTATATTTTTCACCTTCTAATGTATAAGACACACTTCCATCTTCATACTTAACTGAATTTCTCCATTTTTCACATAAATCCTTAATTTTAATTGATGTTTCTGACATAGGGACCACCTTTTTATATTGATATTTATTAATTCTTTTATTCAATATAAAAACCCTTCTAAGTGAATATTAAAGCCTTTCATCAAAATCTCTAATGCCTCCACCATTCACCGTATCATATTGACATAGTTTAACGTGAACCGTTTCGCCAGTAGGCACATACACGTCTGAGTCATTACCGAATGATATACATCCTTCATACCATAACTCACAACTTTCTACACCTTGCGCTCCTTGTGTTCCCATTCCTTGACTCCAAGTAGCATCAGTTGCTTTACTATCAAAAGTTACAATGCCTAAGTTTACACTTTTGACTCCTTGCACATCTATTTGATTACCACCCACATTATGATAATAAGTGCAGTTAATTCTTATTCCGTAACTTTTCGCATGTGCCGTAGAACCGTTATGGGTATTAGCTGTGTTTATTGTATTGTCACCGTTCGCAAAGGCTTTACAGTTAACTTCAATAAAATCAGGTATATTACTATTGCCAATGGTTGTAGAATAGTTAAAACCGTCTTTAACAGAGTAAGCGCAAATTGAACCTTGATGATAAGAGCGTTTTGCATTCTGTGTAAGAACACAATCTAATGCGGTTGAATAATAAAATTTACAGTTTTTAGTGTATAGTTCATGATTATTAAAGTTTGCATCGCCTAAGAGATGAACAACTTTATCACCGCCCACTAAAATTAAATTCTCAAGATAAATTTTAGCACTTTGGGTTGAAACATTGGAAGCATTCGCATTTTGAACCATCGCTCTTCCTGTGGTGAGTAAAGGAAGTATCTTATTATTAGGAACTTTATTTCCACCGCTGTTAACATAGGTTTTAACATTATCCGTATACCATGAATATTTATTCGCTTCGACTTCTGCAATTGAGGCAACTTTCTTGTATTCCACAGGAATATCCATATTGTTAAAGTCAACTACTCTTTCCACAGCACTTCTTGTTACTTCATATGTTTTTGTATAACCAGAAGTAAGTACCCATGTAGGAGTATCGCCTTTAAATGCAACAATCTTATTTTCAGCAATAATATTCACATTCTTCGAAATAACTCCATCATTTGCCCATCCAGCACGACTAATCATTGTTCCTTCTGGGTCAATACAGATAATTGTGTCTCCATTAACAGCAAGCACCATTGCTTTTTCAAGCGATTGGCAAGGGGTGTTCCTTGTCAAACCATCGTTGGAAGAAAGTCCCGTTGTCGTACTCATGTAGATAGTTTTACCACCTGTATTTTTGAAGTTTGCAACATCAAAATTCGTTGTAAATCCTCCTTGGTTGTCAGTAAAAACAATCGGCAATTCATCATATCTCAATGAAAAGGGAGTACCATCCGATCTAAGAGGATAAGCATATCTATTTAATGCAGAAATAGTATTATTTTTTCTGATTTTAGAGAACTGTCTTTTTCTTTCAATTGTAACATCTGTCTGTTTCGCTTTTTGGGCCAATTGTGTCGCCTGGGTTTCGATATCTGCCCTTGCTTGAGCGTCAATTCCGGTCCCATTAGTCCGTAAATCCTCTAAGAGTGCTTCGTTGTCCGCAATAGCTTGGGTAATCGATTGAAACTCGTTTGTGCTTTCGATGGTATCATCAGAAAGGATTCCTTTTTTTGCTATATAGCTAAAGCTACTTGTGACCGCTACGGTATCAGACGCATAATACACCATCACTTCCGCTTCGTGGGTTCCAGCTACATTATAAGCTTGGGTGCCTAAAACGACCTCACAGCTTCCAGCCAGTGGATCCACAATTGTACAATCCTCTAAGACGGTCTTTTGATCAGGTTTTTTAACTGCTAATCGGACGGTCGCACCGGTTAGATCCAGCGGCTCTTTGTCCTGATTAATTAAAATACTTATCTTTAACGTTTTTAAATCATTCGTGTTCACATTAAACGATGGATTGGGTATGGTATCCATCGTATCAAGCAATACGTTATACTGTTTAACCATGGTATCACCTGTCTTTCCTATTTAAGTGCATAAAAAAAGAGCCTATTTTTGTCATAGGTTCTTTATGGAGTTTCTAAGGCTGCTATCCGTGCCTCTAAAGCGGCGAGTTTTGTATCGGTCTCTTCTGTCGAATATGCCCCGCTTGTTGGCACCCAAGTATTGAGGATAAAGTCAAACTTTTTCAACACATTTACGGCTGGGTTGGATGTGTCCAGCCACATGCCATTTACATATAACTCATTTTCCCAGGTCGCCATTTACTCACCTCCGATTAAATCTTCTCTCCCCTTGGAAATTAAATAAGCGTCGATACCTTCTTTGAGGTCCGGACGCTTAGATATGACATATTCATAAGTGTAAATTCCATCGATAATTCTCTGCCCCATATATGCAGCCATTTACAACATCCCTCCTAATATGAGGTCATCAATAGCTTGCTGTACGAGTGCTAATTGTTGTTCAACAGTAGGTTTATTCCTGCGATCTTCTTTTTCTTGAATAAGCTGTTGTTGAAATATTTCATCTTTCTTCAGATCCCCGTTTTCATAGATGAATATAATCGGATTTATGAGCGCTTCATGGTCATCTGGTACAATGAACTCGATATCCTCATCGCTCCCTCTGGTGCTTGAACTATGAACCAGGCGGTTGTTTTCAGTCAACGGGCTATAAAACTTCTGCATTCACTTCACTCCTCTTAAAATTCTACTATTTCACGTAATACCACATCGTTCGAGCCATAACTTGCACTACTTCCATTTCCTCCGACACTATTGTCATCATGACCCACAATTTTGTCGTCATAAATATAAAGACGCTTATTCACGTAGGAAGAAGTGGTAGCACTTAACGAAGTAGGAATTTCGAACATTTCCGATTTTCCATTTGCAGATACGCCTCTTTGCTTAAAGACTGGTGATTCATAAAAATCATAGTCATTACTCCCGACACCCGGATCATAGTCAGACCATCGAAGTATCCAACCATTTTTACACTCTGATAATTTTTTTGTAGGAGTAATAGTGGAAGCTGCTGGAGGATACCCGGCCCCCGTCCATAATACCGTTTGAGCGTTCTCTATTAATTTTGTAATCTTCTCATCAATGGCTAATAAATTGTTGTTATAATCCGTCCAAGTCGTTATCTTTTCGTCTGTTGCCGCCCACTGTTTTAGCAATAAATTAGGTGTTGGTTCACCCATTTTTTACACCTCACTTTCCCACGTTTGCGATAAGTCCTCATCAATCCATCTAAATTTGATTACATCTGGAGGAGTAGGGCCCTTAAATATTTTTTCTCCCACTTCATCCCATGTTGCTTCCTTATAAAGTAGTTTTGACTGCAAGGCCCGCATATCTTTGGTAATATTACTTTTTGCGTTTTTAAAGTTTCCTAATGTACATTTATCGCGGCTCGGGTCGCTGAAACAAGTTTCTAAATATCTAACACGAGCGTCAAGATACAAAGCGGGCGAAAAAGTTTCGTCAATCGCATACAAAGTATCTCCAAGACGTGTTTTTTCGTGTTCCGCACCCGTTAATCTCTCCAAAAGTGCAACATCGAGTTCATATGTGATTTTAGGAGTTTTTCGCCTTTGCAATTCTGCCCAAGTTTTATCTAGAAGTAACTTCGGATCAGTCGTGTCATATTGATAAACCCCAAATAGATGCTTTCCTTTGATTCCATATCGTTGTTGTGCGACAGGGTCACCAACCCAATCCTGACCTGCTGGCTTATAGTAAGGTGTGCTCTTAGATATAGCTTTAAATGTAGTGATAAGTCCTTTTGCGTCTGCCTTTCCTACACCAATCAATGCGGTGACTAGATTGGGATTGGTCATATCGACTTTCTTTCTTATCGACGTGATGTCTTTGTTATACGTAAAGCGCTTTTTAGTATCCGTCCCTCTTTTGGTAATCAGGTCCACATACCGAGCGACAATCTCCCCGTTTTGCATCTTGACTCGGAAGCTCAACTCGCCTGATAATCGATCGGATATATATTGAAGCGCGGACACTACGTTTTGGTAATCCTCGAAATAAAAGTTTTCGACACCGAAATAATCAACTTCGCCTTTAATCCACCGGGTATCCTGCAGCACGATATCAAGGATTTGAGACGCGTTTTTTGACATATGCGTGGCTGGTCGAAAGATATCGTTTAATAGCTCTAATCCCGCATTTTCAGCGTAAATATACTTATCACTGCTGCCTGAATGAGTTTCCTCGATTCGCATAACGGTAAACATGACTAAATTATCGTCCAAGTTCTTGCGGACAATAAAACCGCCTTCTTCTATTTCGTTGGATTTAGGGTGATTTGATGGAATCCAAAATTCATAAGAAGAGGCTCCAGTATCCAGATCTTCTTTTAGCAAATCATCGTAATAAGGGCAAGAGTCAGGACTACCGTTATTTGTAAAAATGGCTTGGACTTTCTCATGACGGTCCATATAAAAGATCAAATGCTTTCACCTCCTACAAATACCTCTCCGTAAACTCAGCGGTAAAGGTAGCCTCTGTATCGTCGGAATTTACCTTTACCTGGGTCTCACCTTCGTTAATCGGAAAAAACGTAGAGGCAACGTCCACTTCTTGCATGAAAGGTTCCCCATTTAACCACACGCTGCTATCTGATAAATCTACCTCAAGCTCATCGCCTGCGCTGAAAATCGCTGGAACATCGATCACAGTGTCTGTATTATGCTTTAGCACCTTTAAGTCCGTGACGCGCATACGTTGAACGACGGGAGTAGTGTCATACTGAGCATAATGAATGACGATATACGATAAAGCTGACGTAGTAAATGTATCGTCTTTATCATAAAACGTCTTTTTAATCGGTTTCGTTTTCTTACCATTTACTACTCGCGAAACTTCTGCGTACCATTTATCGCCTATACGTGAAAGCACGAACTCGCCATAGAAGTCGTTGTAAGTTCCAACATGTGACGGATACAGCCACTTTGTAATGGTCTTATCATACACTTGTAACTTTCGTCCAACCTTTAAAGCGTCCGTAGTCCGTGATTTATTGAGCGTTGCCAGGTCCTTTGCAGACATATGAAACTGTTTCGCTACTGACGCCCAAGTATCGTTCTTCTTTACGGTGTACGACTTATACGTTTTCTGTAGCTTTTTCTTACCCGCGGGTGCTTTCGGCTCACTTTCAAGAAACGTTGAATTTCCAATGAAGATTTCCGGAACATTAAACTCATATTGCGTATATGAATCTCGCATAACCATTTTGCCAATCTTGCCGCCAGATTGATTAAATAAGTAGATTTCGAGACGCCCAACCCTATCCCCATCAAGTTTGGAAGTACCGTCTTCAGACGTAAAGTCAATTCTAGCTTTTACTTCGAAATTTTGGACTATTTGTGATAAGTCTTTGCGAACGGCTGGACCGTGCCATATCTTAGCGCCGGCAGTGCCAACTCCATAGTTTGATGCTGAGATACCGTCATCTACTGAGATAACTGAACCTGTGTTTATGCGTCCGCTGTCTAAAACATCCCCCGCATTTGCCCATCCGCTTGTGCTCGTCATTGCATCGTTTAAGATAGTTTGCGATTTTGGCAGCACGATTTGGTCAGGGTCGCTCGGATTCCCCACTAAGATAACTCCATCGGGACTAATGAACGAAACGAAAGTGGCATCATTTTCGAAATTAACCGTGAACTTTGGAAAGGTTGCGGTCGTCCCATTATTAACGAACATGAACATATTAGCGCTTGGTACGATGGTTTTCGCATCTGTACTATAAGCAAACGGGTCTGGGCAAAGGAAGGTAAGAGTACCTGTACCAACTCTCATAAGATCATTAGTCATATCGGTGTTTCCGGACAAGATAGCATAATTCAGTTTGTTAGGTTCATCAGAAATAATTAGTTCCGTGGGTTCTTCGATATCTAGGCAATATGCTAAAAATCTTATTGTATCCATGTACTCCGTTGCCGTTTTTGCGATGACAGTGAGATCTAAACTTATTTGTCTAACTCCGTATCTTGCGCCTGTAAAATACGCTCCGTGCCGAGCAGGAATAGAAAGCAAAGATATTTCGCGCGGGGGGAGAATGCTTCGGTGAACTTTTTGAATGCGAAAATAATCACTAATTTGAAAACCACCTAATGATGCTGTTCTCACGTTACTCCCCCCATTCGATTTTCCCTTACTCTCAATATATCAAGCGCGTTGCTAATATCGTCAATGGTTGCTCTTACAAACTCTCGACCATTTATTATCATGTTAACGTCCCGGCTCGCTAATTTTTCAATCGCATTGACTAAAGGTTGTAAACCGTTATTATCCTGAACAGTTTTAGGTAATGATGTTGTTCTAGCCCCGCGCATATCCACAAGCTCTCTTCCCCGTTCGCCAACTAGAGCGATGCCTGAAGCAAGAGCCTCGCCACCATTTGCCAGCATTGGAATGTTCCAACTTCGTAATAGTTGCTCCGATTGCCGATTAGGAATAACCTTTGCGCCCCTTGGGAGGTACGTTAATTCAGGACCATTTTCCCCAACCCAAGCAAGCCCTCCCGGTGCGTTTCTTGTGCCCCTTGCAAAGCCCGGAATATTAATCCCTGACATTTTCTCAAATGCTTTAACTGCACTTTTAAAAGAATTGGAAATGGATGCGCCAATACTTATAGTCTTGCTGGCACCTTTACCCGCCTCCTGGTGGATAGCATGGGTTTTTCCATAATCAGTGGCATTTATTTCTTTTTTTGCATTTGCATTTGCTTCGTTACTGATAATTTTCGCTTCACTATATCCGTCGCCAGTAAATTTAATATTTTTCACTTCTGACGCAGAAAGAACCTCAGACATTTCGCCAGCCTTACTCGTTCCATCTTCGATTTTTTTATTAACTGTTTTCTGTTCACCTTGTATTTCTTGGATTGACTTTTTAGCAGTTCGGTATTTATCAAGAGATCCGTCAAGGTTTTGTAATTCTTTTTTTTGTGCTCCATCCAAATCGCCGTATTTACTTTGGATTCTTAGTAATTCAGCTTTACGGTCCACTGTTTTCTTAATGGCCTGGTCTAATTGGCTAATGCCTTCTTGACCTTTGGTGTTAATTCCTGCTTGTGCTAACTGAAGATTAATCATTTCATCAAAAAGGGCTTGAGTTTTGGTAATTTGTTCGGTAGTTTTATTGACTGCTTTTTGCTTTTCCTGAACCTCAGAGGCGATAGAATTAACGTTACCATTTTGGAGATTTACTTCTTGTTCTAGAATCAAAATTTGAGATTTCATCCCGTTTGCTAGTTGATCCTGTCCAGCCTTGTATAAATCTTGTTGTTGCTTTTTCGCCTGCTCTAATTGATATTCTTTAGCAGCAGCTACGATCTTTGCATTATTTAAATCAATGACCCTTTTGTTTAACTCATCTATGCCATTAATTTGGTCACGAATGCTTTGATCTAATTTCGCTTCTGCTTTTGTTTTTTGTAATTCTAATTCTAACTGAATATTTTCTCTTAATTTATTATTTGCCTGGTGGAGGTCGTCCGCATTCGTGAGGATTTTATTCCCTTGATCGGAAAAAGCTTGCCCTACCGTTGGAGCTTTTTCTATCAATTTATCGTTAAGACTTAGCATTTCTGATAACTGTGCATTCGACAATCCTGATTTTTCTCTTAGATGTTCCGCTTCATCTTTTAATTTCCCTATTTCTTCTGCGGATTTCGCTGTTTTTAATTCGCTTTGAATGTCCCGAAACCGTAATAATTCATAGTTTGAGAGGTTGTTTTTATCGCGTAATTCCTCGTATTTTCCGGTTAATGTTTCAAGAGATTGTTGCTGATCGATGAGTGATTTTGTATGATCAAGATTTACATTGGTAGATTCCTTGGCACCATTTTTAAAAGCTAACACTGCTCCTGTAACAAGACCTACACCAGCAATGGTTAGACCAACAGGTCCAGCAAGTGCTGTAAGTGCTCCAACTAACCCTCCTGCGCCTGCAATGGCTGTAGATGCCGCCCCAAAAGCTGTTACAATTGTACCTACTGAACTAACGAGAGTGCCAGTTATGACTAATACAGGACCAACCGCCGCCGCAATCCCCGCGATAGTAAGTATTGTTTTCTGACCTTCAGGCGTTAGTTTCTGGAACTTGTCAACTAAACCTTGAATAGTGGAGGACATTTTTAAAACTGCAGGTTTAAGTGTAGTACCAATAGTGATAGCCGCAGTTTCAATCGTTCCGCCTAATTCATCTATGGCACCTTTTAAATTGTCTTTCATTTTATCTGCCGCTTCTTTAGATGCCCCTCCGCTATCCTCTAACGATTTTGTCATCTTATCAATGGTAGACGGTCCAGCTTTCATAAGTGACAGCATGCCCGATACCGCTTCTTTACCTACAAGAGCAGATATAGTTGCCGCCTTTTGCGTTTCGGTTTGACCTTCCATTGATTCTGTTAAATTCTCAATTAACTTAGAAAGTCCAACGAAATTCCCCTTAGCGTCAGTTATTGCTACACCCATTGTGTTCATTCGCTTAGAGTTTTCTTCAGAAGGATCTAATAGTCCTAAGAGTGCCCCTCTTAATGTTGTACCAGCACTTGATCCATCCATCCCCGCATTGGTCATAATTCCTATAGCTGCTGACGTTTCTTCTAATGTCATCCCCAGTGCTGCAGCTGGTGGTCCTGCATATTTCAAAGCATATTGCATGTCGGTTAAACTCGCAGCTGATATGTTAGCTGTTTTCGCTAAAATGTCGGCTACCTTAGTGGCGTCAGTTGCTTTTAAACTAAAGATATTGAGCGAGGACGCCATTACATCTGCAGTTTGAGCCATATCTGACCCGGATGCTTCGGCAGCAGCAATGACACCAGGCATTGCCCCAATGACTTCATTCGCTGTAAAGCCCATAGCGGCCATGTTTTCCATACCTAAAGCTACTTCTGATGCTGATTTTGACGTGTTCGCACCTAAATCAAGAGCAGTTTTAGAGAGACTATCCATATCCTCAGATGTAGCACCCGCAATGGCTCCTACTCTGTCCATTTGGGCCTCAAATTCCATCGCAGTTTTAACGGATGCTGCTCCAATTCCTACGATTGGCAAAGTGACAGAGGCGGATAAATTCTTTCCAATATCTTGCATCTTACCGCCAACCGCTTTAAACCTGTCTCCCGCGGCGTTTAATTGCTCGCCTAATTGATGCCATCTACCCGACTGCAAAGTGATTTGCTCATTCACATCTCTTAATCTGGATTCTGTTGTTCGCATGCCCGCTTGAGCGTTATTATAAGCAGCCAGCATTCGTTGGGTAGCTGCGGCATTTTCACCCTGCGTAGTTCTTAACTGCTCATATCGACGCCTAAGAAAATCAACTTTTTCTTGCTGTGCTTTTAATGTGTCTTCTAAATACTTTGATTTAGCCTTAAGGCCATCCATGCTTTTACCAAAATCGGCGATTCCTGCTCCGGCTAATTTAAACTCCGATTGAGCAATTTTTAATCGGTTACTTACGTCCCTCATACCACTTTTAAATTCGGCGTTGGTCAAACTCATATCAATATGCAAGGATCCAATTTCTTCGGCCATATAAATCTCACCTCCTAAAACACGTCGTCAATAAATCCCACTTTGTCTTCCGCTACGCTAGCCATTAACTCAAAATAAAATTCAATGTCCATCTCATCTATTTCATGAAGTTTATATCCAATTTTCATAAGATCCTTATACATTTCTTTTATCGCTTCATAAGGATCCGTTAATCGTTTTTTGAGGTGTCGGTCCCGCCTTGAATACTTTTTGTGCCACGATCAATAACCTCAAAAAATACACCCTGCAAAGCCGGTAATATCCCGTCTAACGGCATTCCATCCCACACATCGTCAGGAGTAAATTGACTATTAAAAACTTCGCAAACAAAATCGACTAGTTGATCTGTTACCTCTTCGGTTATCTCTCCTCCTTCGTTAAACACTTTGTTCATTTTTAAGGCTTTTCTAAAAAGACGGCCCTTTACAAAAGGTACTGAAAAGGTTTTTTCTTTATCTTCCATAAACAATTTAAACTGCATATCCTTTCCCTCCTAAATAAATAAAAAAGGAGTAAGGACATTATCCCTACTCCGATGTTTGTTCTTAAACTGTTGTAAATTTTGTTACACTAGGTGATGCTAATGCATTACCCGATACATCTTGAACCCCTTGAGTAGCAATCGCCATGTATTGAGTAGCGGCTGTCAAGTTGGTGCTTGGTGTAAAGGTGACGATCCTTAGAGTAGCATCTAATACGAGTGTTCCTGCTACTTGAGCTGAGCCGTCCGCTTTTTGGACCAAGAAATTTCCTTTGTTTACAGTGCTTGCTAAGATTGGTTCGTTGAATGTCCAAACAACGCTAGATCCTACTGCAACCGTTGTAGCATTATTAGCAGGAACAATTGTTACTGTTGGCGGAGTGGTATCAAGAATTTGTTCAACGGACGTAAACCAATTTGCTCCAGTAGCTGGAACATAACTTGAAAGATCTTCGTCTGTGACGCGTTGCCATTGCCCGTCATAATCCCTTTTCATAAAAGTACCAGCGATTTTAGGCGTTTGAACAGAAGGCTTATCTTCCTTCGTTTTATCTTCTTGTCCTGGCAAATCAAATTTACCTTTTAGTAGCCACATATAACGGTACTTCCCATTACTCTTAGAAGACCGATATCCGATCGCCACATAAGGAGGAATATCCGTATCCTTTTTAATAAGAACCCCGCCGACTATTGAATGCCCGAGTAGGGCAGCTTGAACATCTAGAGGTAAATCCTTTGTTTCCAGTTCCAAACCGATCGTCCCAAGTTGATTGATTTGTTCACTCGGACCGTCATCTGCATAAACCGTAAGCGATTCGCTAGAAGGAGAGATTTTTGCGTTGATAAGACCCGCGATTTTAATCGGTGCACTATACGCTACCCCAGTACTATCATCTTTTGTTTGAACTGCATAGTATAAATCTTTTAAGCCAACGATTACTGGCATAATAAAGCCTCCCTATTGAACAAAATTAAATCGTAAAACCTTGTGATATATCTTTGTATCGTTCTCGTAAAATTCTGTTTCGTTTGTTCGCCGAAAGCCTATAGCTTGTAAGCTATTTTTCACTTGATCTACAAGATTGGTATAGTCATTTAAGGACCATATATCAACCTGTATTGAATGTGCGGTCATTTCTTCTGAATCGTCCGCATTTAGTGCTGATTGCTGATTAAATTCAAAAAACGTAATACGTGGAAAAATGGAACCCGAATAGGTTAAGAAGAATGTTGGAGCGAATGGTCTTAATGTTGTAATAATTAAATTGTTTAAACTCATAAGCCCAACTCCCGCCTAATCACTTCTGCCATCTTTTCCTTTGCTGCTTCTTTTTTTCGCTCAAATGACGGTCCCATAAATGGCTGTGCCGCCATTTTTGAAGTCCCGAACTCCAAGAAATGCGCATGAAAATATTCGATACCTGGTCCGATAACTGCTTTGTCATCTTTTATGTTAGTAATGATCCCGTCCGCCATGTGGTCATGGTTTATGTTACTCCGTTTGGTATTGCTCTCAATCTCAGCCCGAATAACTTCAACGCCTTCTTCAAGCGCAGTTTTCTTTACTGCTTCTGCCTGTTCTCCTATCTGTTCCAAACGTCGTAGCAGCTCGTCCATTCCGGTAAAGGTTATTTCACTCATTGGATTTCGTCCCTAATGGAATTTCGTCATAGGCCTGGCACACCAGCTCAGTCATTTTGTCTTTTTCATAGGTTCGGGTGACTTTATACGTTTTGTCTTTTTCATAGGTTCTAATAACCTTATACATTTTCGATTTATATTCAATATATTTTTGAGATTCATATTCAAGCGTTAAAACCTCAAACATAAGCTCAAGTGAAAATCCACTTTGAGAGGCTAAATAAAATTCACTGCTTCTAATACTTCCTTTTTTAGCAAAGACCGTTTTCCTGCTTTTTATTGAGAGTTGAGGAAAACCATTATCGTTGGTCGATTCTTCTAATTCCAACAAGTCGATTACGATGTCTAATCTCATTACGTCACCTCGCTATCATAGGTGAGTTGGTTAATAAGTGTATTTAAGGCCGGGGAAAATCTAACTTCACCTGGACTCGTCTGCCATAAATCAGCTACGCCCATAACGATGACACCAACAGCAAGGTCATCCTCCATTTTTGCATCAGATACGCCGGCATTTTTCATATATGATTTAATCGCTTTAATCTTTTGATTTAACAATCCATCAAATACATTGCTGCCTTCTGATATGCCTAGTCCTTTTTTGCACTCGATTAACAATTCATAATTCTCCACTCTATCACCTCAAAAAAAGAGGTGGTGGGAGAATACCCAGTCACCTCTAAATTTTTAACTACGCGCCTTTTTTGACGATAACTACTCCGTTTGGATCAATGAGTTTACCGTCTGCAATAAGAATTGCTTTGTCAACCCATTCGTTTGTATCGTGATCAAAATAACGGTACATAGTCATTTGCATGTTGCTGTTGAAACCGTAATTCTTAAGGTCAACATAGACAGCAACGACATCAGCAACAGCTGCAGTATCGTAAGGTACGATAATATCATCTTCCACTTGAACAACAGCTTTACCACCGAATCTTTCTTGAGGGCCGTCTGCAATTCCGTAGTTTGTACGTCCTACAGGCTGACCCTGTGTATCTACCATTCCATCAATATAGCCTTCAAACGTGCCAGAAGCCATAAAGAATGAAGCACCCGCTTTGTAGCTTAGGGGCATTTTAGCAAACACTTTCTTCTTCCAGGCATCCCATTTAGCAAAATCAGTTGATGAAAGAGTAACGATTTGAGCAGCCGGTACGCGTGTATCTTTTGTAATTCCTAACGGTGTTCCCGTACCTGTTCCGTTAAGGATAGAAGTGTCCAAAGCTTTTACCACTGCCTCAGTAATAAGGTCAGTAATAGTATTTTCAAAACCTGCAAGATGAACAGTATCAGCCAATAAAGAAACGGAAACTTTACATTCTAGGCCGTAGTAGCTGAAAGAAATACTTGTATTCGCTTGAACCTTTTGTTTGTCAGATACTGCTGACTCTCCAATCCAAGTCGCTACAGGTTTTAGTGACAGAATTGGGATTGTCATACCGCCTTTGACATTTAACTTTCTCACACGGCTAAAAAGTTGACCATAAGACGTAACTTTTCTAATGACCTCGTTCAAGATTGTGGATGGGATAACAGCAGAGATATCACCTGTTCCAGTCATTGCATTAGCACGAAGTTCTGGAGTGATAGTTCCTGTTCTTGCGAACTCCATGAAAGCCCTTCTATATTCAAGCGTAGCATAACGATCTTCAGGTTCTTCAGAACGTTGTTGTGCAGGTGCGCCCGCGCCTAAACCAAAGGTAGCTAACGGATTCATTTGTCCAGCAGGTGTCATCCTTTGCTCAATTACTGGAGGTGTAACTGCAGGCGCGGCAGGTGCAGCAGCTGGTTCAGCAGGAATGGCTTCTAACTGAGCACGAAAATCAGCAATCTCACCGTCCAAGCCCTCGATTTGTTCGCCAATGCTACGTACTTCGTCGATGTTCTGGCTTTTCTTTGCCTTTTCTTTTAAACCTGATCTTGCTTCTTCTTTTGCTTTGATTTGTTTTAATAACCAATCTTTCATTTATAAACACCCTTTCAAATTATAATAGTTGAATTTTTAATTTTTCTAATGCTAATAGCTGCTCGTTTTGAGAGTTATCCAACTCTGACCTGGCATTCTCCAATGCCATCGCCGCATTATCCAATACGGCTTGATCACGTGCATTTATGTCAGTCCCGGCATAAGCAGGGAAATTGACCGCAGAAACTTCTCTTACAGTTTTAATTTTTGATATATACCTGGTTGGCATATCGGTATCTAAATTAGTCCATCTTTCTTCTTCTACATAAAACATAAAAGACATCCCATCGATGTCTCCTCTGCTTACTGCACTATAAAGGCTTTTTGCTTCTGCATTATTTTCAGTGTCTAACGTCGCTTTAATAGACAAGCCCTTGTCATCCACTTTCAGCTGCATTGTAGAATTGCCGTTGTTTCTCCGGCTTCTGGCCAGTGGCAATTTTCTCAAGTCGTGATTGACACAAAAAAGAACATCATCAAAGTTGGTAGAGTCGAAAGCCCCTCGTTCGATAATTTCATAAAACCATCCGCCTATGTCGGTTTTCTGGTCATAGACAGCAGGATGTCCTTCAATCGAATTAACATTTTCATCCCCGATTGCTCTCAGATCTTGAATGCCAAAACTACGAATAACCGGCTCTGACTTGAGTGGTATCAGTTTATTATTTTTCCCCATTTCCTTTCCCCTCCGTTCCCGTTGCCCCTGCCTGCTTCAATTGATAGTTAGCAGCAAGGTTCACGTCGATATAATTGAGTGATATGGTTCTTTTATCTCCACCCTCAATAGGCGGGTATCCAAGTATCGCGAGCTTTTGATTGTCCGTTAGTAGCCCTTGCTCACCAGCAGTTTTAAGTAAATTTAGTTTTGCGTTTGTACTTAGGTACATCATGTCTTTTTGATAAAAGACGATCTCATTACCTACATCTAGTTCTCTATTAGAAAATAAAGTTTTACTAAATGCCTGCCCTAAACTGATTATGATAGGCTCTAATGTTTTTTCATAAAACGCTTGATACTGTTCATCGTTAAAATCGCCGCTTAGAATCGGGACAGAAACACCGTAATAGTTTAATATTTTGTCCTGCAAAAATTGCAAGGTGTCCTTGTCGATTATTTTCGGGTCCACTTTGATATCTTGATATTCGTTTTTCAAATCCATTGGCAGTATTCCGGATTCACTGTTCCTCATAGATGTTTCAAAACGTTTACGTTCCTCTTGCTGTTTCGCATCATCAAGCATGGTATTGATCTTTATAATTCCCCGAATAGAGAAGCTTGTTTTTATCCCCTTTTCCAATCCTTGTAATACGGTATCATTGATACCCAATACTTTTAGGATGGCTGAGTTGTCTGGTTGACCGCTTAATCCACCGCCCATGATTTCACTTACGGAAAACTTTTTACGCAAGTGAATGATATCTGAGTATGCAAGCGTATAATCATATCCGCTAGAAAATTGAAGCTTCACAAAAAGAGATCCTGTCTCATCTTGTAAAAATGTAACTTGAGTCGGATTAACCGGGTAAAATCCAGTGTACTCTTTTCGCGTCTTCCCATCCGCCCCAATGACGACGTCGTAAGTCGGATAGATAAAAGAATTGTAATTCATGTAAAGGAGCCAAATTATTTTTTCAATAAAATCCTTTGTTGTCATCAACTCATTCGGGGAAAACTTAAAAAGCCGGTTGATGTTGCTCTTTACGTTTGTTTGCATATCGTTGGTATCTGTCCGAATATGTTTGGGCATGAGTTTACTGCATTCTGTCGCAATAATATCTATGCACGTCTGAACAACATCGGATGCGTAAACATCGTTACCAAACTGGCTAAAAACGGGAGCGTAGCCGTTTAGCATTTTTGCGTATTGCATGCTTTTATTGTTCTTGCTTGAAAAGAAATTCTTTAATCCCTCCATTAATGCCAAGTGATCACCTCCCTACCAGCGAAAGAAACTCAGTTCGATTATCAATATAAATCTTATATCCAATGATCATCGTAACCGCGCCATCTATTTTTTTATCTTCCTTGCCCTGGACTTTAACCGGCATAATCTCCTGCTTCGAATTCAAGTTAAGAGCCGTATTCTCCAAGCACCATTTATCGATTGGGTTATTGCCATAGTTCACGAGGTTACTTTTCAGATCCGCCTCAACCAACTTCATCGGTTCCGACATGCTGCCCCATTCTTGAGATACCCTCTGGCAATCGAATCCGTAACTCTCCATTTCTTTGGCCCAATAGGTTGCGGACCACTTATCGTAGCCAACTTTATAAACCCTGATGCCATATTCCTTAAACAGCTTAATGAACCACGCAGTCACGAGACTAAAATCGTTTTCATTTCCAGGTGAAACGGTAATGAGATCCTGTCGAATCCAATCCAAAAACATGGCCTTATCCTCTTTGTTTAAGTCGTCCAACTTTGACTCCGGGATAAAGTATTTCTGGAGCATGTATTTTTTTTGACTACCTGGTTTCATCATAATGACTCTTGCACTTGCCAAGTCCCCCGATTTAGATAAATCAACTGCACCGATTGCAAAGGAATTTCGAAATTCATCAATGGTTAGAGTCTCTTCATTTTTGATGTCTTCAGGCGTCAACCAGGCAGTAGCATTATTCTGCTTAATATTAAAGTCCTTCGACAAAACAAAGACGCGCATAGCCTTACTTGTTTTGGCCTCGTCAATCATTTTACGAAGAAAGCTCCGCTTTTTTATCACGCCGAGGCCCGGATTAGATTTTGCCCAGGAGTTTTCATCCTGCCAAACTTCTTGTTCACTATCCTGCGTGTACATCCATATTAGCCAACGCGGTCTTTCTAATTCACCACTCAAAACTTGTCGTGCCTCTTTTAATCGGCCGTCCAAATACCCGTCATTGACTACGCCCTCAGTGGTCAACTCAATATATAGAGGTTCATCTTGTGTAGACACTGCCTGGCGAATTGGCATAACGGATGTGTTATCTTTCAACTCATGTACTTCATCTACAGCGCCGACCTTAATGTTTTTTCCTTCTTTGGCGCCCGTTTTCGCTGAGATTTTTTTGATTTGCCCTTTATTTTTATAGCTAAACTTACCTGTGTGTTTTGGTTTTTTGGGGTTACCAAAGAAAATCCCTTTGATATTGCTTCTTGTTACATTTACGAGGGATTTACTTTCCTCGCGCATGGAGTTAATGGCCTGAAACATCAGGTCAGCTTGTTCATAATCATTGCTGGCACATAAAATCCGAGTGCCCATCTCTCCACAAAAAAACTCAGCTAGACATTCCGCTGAGATAAGTGGAGTTTTTCCGTTTTTTCGGGCGACTAAAAAAAGGACGTCCTGGTATAACCTTACCCAGCGCCCAATTTCCTCGTCAAAAATCTTGAAAATGTAGGTTGCTTCGATGAATGCCTTCTGGAATAGCTCTAAAAGAAACGGTTTGCCCGCAAAAGGTGCTTCAAAGTGTTTGCATTTGGTCTCGATAAAATTGATTCTTTTATTGGCATCGCCGAAATCAATCTTTATATCAGGATTATCGAAATGCGTGAGCAAAACATCCAGCATCTGCATGAGTTCCTGGCCGATAATTATTTCACCTGACTTGCACTTATTGATGTACTGCAGCAGGTAAGAGTGCGGTAAAGCGTTTTGCATCATTCAAAATCACTCAGATCGTCTTCTTCTTCAATCATATTTTTGCTTAATACCCCATTCAATGTCTTAATGACAACCGAATAGCTATTAATATTTTTAAGATACTGTTTTCCTGCTTCGGTAGGTTTCTGCAGCTCGGGATATTCTGGATGTACCTTGACCATCCCGGTTTTAGATATGACCTGTTTTAAAACGTCATTTTCAGCTTTTAAAAAGGCAGCATCTTCGATAAGCCCTTCAACCAGCTTTCGCTTTGAAACATCCACATCAGCGAATATTTCGGTCAACTTCGCCAACTCTTGTCGATAAACTTCGCTTTTTGACACAGCTCAAAAAACCTCCAGCGTTTTTCAAATTTTTCGGTTTGTGCACAAAATGAGTCCCCTCCTCGGTCCCTGATAAATTTGTAACCTTTTTAAGATGGGGGGGCTAAAATTTTTTGCGTTTAACTAAACGACCTTGTAAATTCAAGTTTGAAAACTTCTAGTGCTTCTTTTGCCAATGCTGCAGGATCCTCTGTACCCTTAGCTATGTCTTCTAAGACTTCTCTAACTAACTTATCCTGTTCGACATGCGCCTTCTCACTGGCGATAACCGGATGCTCCTCCTTAACGATTTTATGGATCAGCTCCAGTCTTTCTTTTACATTTTCTTTTGTTATGATTGGTGATACAACTACTGGCTGCTCTTCAGTTACTTGTTCTGTAGTATTGATTAGTTCATCTGCTATTGTTTTCTTTGACATATTAAACACCCCTATACTGTATATTGTTCAAACCATTTATTGATATAACCTTCCCATTCATCCTGCCTATAGATCCTGTCCTGGTCCATGTTCAATCGCCTTAGACATTCCTCTTTGCTTACATCACAGAAGATGATCTCAGCACCTAAGTCATTGGCCGACTTCTCGCGCTTATACTTATCCGCGTATCCACCAACTACCCAGGCAGTAGTCCACTTACCATATCGAGTTTTAATGTTATCGATTAATTGATTGTGGATTCCTATAACATTACTAAACAATTGGTCCGGCTTATCATAGCTTGGCAGCATGGTGATAGCTTCATAGAGTCTGTCCATATCTACGACAATATCCCCTCGACTAATGTAGTTCTGAACATAGTTCTTCTTCCCAGACATCGGCGGACCATACACAAGATAGACTTGCTTAGTTGCCCTATGCCCAAAGCGGTTGTGCTCCTTGTTATGGCAATCGAAGCATACTAGATCTACTTGGTCAGGATTCAAACTGATCGTGTAGTCATGGACATTCTCAGGAGTCAGCTCTATCTTATGGTGACCAATGAGGTCTCTTGATCTGGCAATACGTTCGCCACACCTAGAACACTTAGTGCCTCGCTCATTGATTAAGCCTAAGCGGAAGTTTATCCACTTCTCGGAAGCATAGAAAGATTTTAATACTGCATACTTAGCCATAGCCTACCAACCTTTTGTTTTTTCTTCTCGTTCCCTTAACTCAACGACACGCTTATCTAATTCATATTTCATATGATTTAATTTCATTTGCTCCTCTGCCAGACGATGCTTTTGCTGATCCGACAGTAAGTCAGTGTATTTCTCTAACTTCTCTAAAGCCTTCATCTTGTCGTGGAGCTTCAAGGTTATCCCATCTTTACTCTTCTTAACCTCACTAATGATAGTCCCGTCTACTTCATCCATATCTTTAAAAAACATTTCATTAGATGATTCAAGCTTAGGGACAATCTCTTTAACGGTCCCGTCCGGATTCAATAAGACTTCCATTTGGTCTGTCTTAACGTCACGGCGGTAGAAGGTAATGAAATCAGTAATGTCTGCAAAAGCAATGTCAATGTACTTTTGAAGCACCGACATACCGTCTAAGAATAGCGCCTGTTGTTGCTCGGCTTTTAATCGGTTAATTTCAACGGCTATCTTAGGATTGTTAAGGTGACGATGTCCTTCGACAGCTGCTGTTGTATATGCACATCCATAAGCTTTCTGATAAGCCTTTGTTGCGTTGTAATACTTGAGATAGTGCAGGCAAAAAAGCTTTTGTTTTTCGGTTAATTCATCAGATAAAGTCACTGGTTTAATGGTTGCATCCTTTTTCTTTTTAGTGGTTGCATCCTTTTTTGTAGGATCCCTCGACCATCCTTCACGGCTCTTTCTACTTTTAAGTGTACCTAATTTGATTCCGTATTTTTCGGCAAGCGCCTTTAATGTGATGGCTGTTGATTCATATTCTTTTCTGATTAAACTCCACTCCATTTACATAGCACCTACCTCCCGAAATCTATTTGTTTTTAAAAATTACTCATTAACGGCTTCATTTACTAAAGCCTACCTGTACGCCTATTATCTAATACAAGTTGTCCACTTACTGCTTTTGCAATCTCGTTGCCATCAAGTTTAATAACACTAACATCAAAGGTATTAGCCATGTTCTTTTGCTGCTGTTCCAATTCCTTTAATGCTTCAGTTGCTCTCTTCGCCTCTCTTGTTACTGCTTTTAAACCTTTCAACGCGTAAGAACAATCCACATCAATCTTTACCTTTAATGCGCCAAAGTTTGTCTCGCGCTTTTTTTCAGTCATGTCACAACAACTCCTTATATTAATTTCTTGATATTATTTGCTTGTCTTCATTACCAGATAATGTACAATTTAAAGAGAAAGTGTGGTGAAAAGAAATGGATGATAAATTATCTTTAAAGGAGAAGTTAGAAATAACTGTACAAACCGGATTACAATTAATCCCATATGTTGGTGGAGCCCTTTCAACTGCTTACTTTTCAACAAAACAAGAAAAAAGGTTTAAAAGAGTCGAATCATACTACATAGAAACTGCAGATAAAATAAATCAGCTCCAACTTCAACTGCCTCCTATAAATATTCACGATGAAGATAGCTTGACTTCATTAATTGAACATTTAAATGACAAAATTGAGAAGGAACATTCTGATAAAAAAAGAGAGTATTTTAAAAACTTCTTTATCAATATGCTTAGAACTCCAACATTAGAGAATAATTACGATGAGAGACGAATTTTTCTTGAAGCACTTTCAGATATAACCATTCTTGAATTTAACGTTCTCTTGTCTTTTTCAGAAGAACATAAAGCAAAAACAATTCTTAATAATGATGATGATGTTATTGTAGGAGCAAAATCAAGACTTGAAATGTTTGGTTTCCTTGAAGGTCAATATATGTCATTTTTAGGTGGCACAACGGTTAAGTCATTATTAATTACTCCGTTTGGAAAGAAGTTTATTAATTTTTGTTTAGAATAAAGTCCGAGCGCATTTCGGGCTTTTTTAATTTCATTTCCTTCTCACAGCTCCATTCCTTACAAATAAAAAAGCACCCTAACTAGGATGCTTACTCATCTTCCTCATTATGATTAAATAGAACAGGTAACTTTAATCTTTCTCGTAATATTATTATTTCATCAGTTATTAGATCAATAATTTCATTATATAATCTATTTACTTTTTTATCTTTTTTCTCTTTCGATGCCCATTTTAATTCAATAAATTTTGAATACATTACTGAGTCGCCATAAATAACATTTTGATTCATAAGAGATAAAAAATGTTTTTGTTGGTCATTATTTAAATCAGAAAAACTATGTGCACCATACTGGTGAATAAATTCCGCATTTAAAGCATCGACGGGGTGATAAAAATTGAATAACCTCTCTTTTGAAGTTTGCAAAAACACCTCTTGTTCCCTAATTAGATTTTGTTCGGCAAGTGTTTTGTTTATACCTTCAGTAGAAGATTTCACCGTAATATTTACTCCAATAAGAGTTAATGCACCTGAAATAACTCCCCCAAGAATAGCACCCCAGAATGTTCCTAATGTAGATATCCAGCTATTTTGATCACCCGACACTGGAAAAATATTAATAAACATTAAGATATTTATTAATATTGGAAACAATATCATAATTGCACCTATAGACATTAGAAATTTGTTAATTCTTTTTTTATCCATCAATCATTATCTCCTTTCAATATAAAATTCGATAAAAAGTGATAAATTCCTTCTCATTTCCTTCTCACCGCTCCATTCCTTACAAATAAAAAAGCACCCGCAATGGATGCTCCTCTTACATATTAACCACCTGGCTTGATTCCTTGGACAATAGCTTTCGCCTTATCTCCACCCGGTTTAGTTCCTGTATAACCTCTTAATCCACCTGTACCTGGATCTTCTAAACGATATCCACCTGGTTTAGGTCCTGCATAACCCCCTACTTTATCACTCATATAAATCCCTCCTTGTCTTAATTATATACGACATTAAGGAGATAATTCCCTTCTTATTTCCTCCGGACTGCTCCATTCACTCGTTTATAAGTATCTCGATTCATTCCCATAAGTACTTCCCAGTCTTTTTGACTAAGATGTTCTTCCTTCTTCCTCGATTTCTTTTTAGGAGAAGAACGCATTTTATTTAACTGCTGCTTTTGTTCTTTGGATAAATGATCTGCAATCCGCATTTCCTCACCTTCTTTTACAAAATAAAAAACACCTGTTTATTACAGATGTTTTAAAAGACAATCATTCCTTGCAAATGATGTTGCAAGTATATTTCTTTATATTTTTCTTTATATTTTTCTTTAGAGTTTTCGCTCTAATGAAGGAAAAATTTTTATCGTCCTACAGGTGTGGTACGATGACGTCCTACAGGTGTAGTACGATATCGTCCTACAGGTGTGGTACGATAAACATCGTCCTACAATTGTGGGACGAACAAGTTTTCTGATTAAATAAGCACTCTATAAAAGATGCTCACCGTCTATTCGATCTAGTCTTATACATATATCCAGACCTCATAAGTTTATGAAGTTCGTCATTGCCTCTGCTCTTAATGACGTTCGTAACGAATTCTCGGTCAATCTTTAATTTTTCCGTTACCTTTCCAATGCTGTTCGTAATGGCATATTCCTTAATGATTTCCTGTTCAACCGTATCGACAGGATAGGACTCAACCAAAGTAACATAGTTCTGCAGCTTAATAATTTCATTCTTTGCTCTTTCAAGCGTCATCAATTTTGTCATTTACTACCTCCTCCTTTAAAGGAAATATTCGACAAAAGTTTACAACCGCCTATTATTAGTTGTTAATGTTTTGTGACAATATTAAAAGCACCCTCGAAAGGATGCTAGTAAACTTTATGTGGAAATAAAAATATGCTACCAATTACAATTACAACTACAAATCCTCTTCTAAACCACTTTAGATCAATATTTACTTCTACTTGCGCTTTTTTTACTTTTTGTTCTTCACCTAAAAACTCGTCAAGTGGGACTGTTTGTATTCTCAGGTTGTCTCAACTCCCATAGGAAAGATGTCATATTAAATAGATATTTAGCAGGACTTATCCGAAATACCAATTAATAATTATTTCCTCCTCATTGCCCCTCTAACTCGCTTATAGGTATCACGTTTAGGATTTAAGCCCTTTTACGCGTTTTAAAGAGCCGTGCACCTCTCGCCAGCCTCTTTGTGCACGTGACCTTCCCTATATTCAGAGGACCCCCAAATAAAAAAGCATCCTAAGGGATGCCTGAAAAATGATGCGAATATTCCTCTCTTTATATAAGCAAAATAGAAATGGGAGGTGATATCGCATGCTGCAGATTAATTTAAACATTGAAATAAATGCAGGAAAAACACTTTATTTCGTTTGTGTAATCTGCTTTTTAATATTTAAATGATTTGTTTTGGAAATGCTCTAGGGCCTAATCTAGGGCATTTTCATTTATAATACAAATGTATTATATCTATATTATGTCATTATTTCTTGCTTTTATTATTAGATTAATTAATTTTAAAAATCACCTCTTTATGACATAGAAAAACAGCTGAAGGTTCTAGCTATACCAGCTTATCAGGCCTATACCTTTGAACGAACTCTTCCGGCTGTGCTGCTTATATATCAGCTACCACTTACTGCGGCTGGTAACAAACCGTCTCGATCCACACCTTGGGCAGTTGAGATCACTGTTTGCCCAGGAGGCCTAGTCAGGGGTTATGGGTATAAGCTGCGGACAGTCTATGAAGGACCTGCCGCAACCAGGTGTGGAGTAGCAAAGTTTAGGATTTAGCAATTAAAAAAGGAACTGATAAGGTTGTCCCTTAATCAATTCCCGATGATATAAATTTACCATGTTAGAAAGCAATCAACATAAGTATTTTTTACAATTATCCCCTAAATTTTTAATAAAATATTTAATTTAATTTTAAATTTATGTCGTCCAATCATTTCCAAAAAATTGAAAGAATTCACTTTTTCATATAGAATATCTATATTCATATTATTTTTTTAGGAGGATTACTTTGTCTGCAATTAGTCGTACTTTTCTTATAGAGATTGAAAAAAGGTTAACCACAAATTCCTTTCTTAGTGAAGATTTTATTATTACTTCTGAAAGTGAAGAACAAGATAATGCAGTCTCTGTAAAAATTAAATATCTATATATTCCAGATTATTATTTTGTTGTCTACATTTCTGGAAACGGATCAAATTTCGAGGTAGAGTACTGTCCTGGAATGATTATCAAAAAAGAAATTACAGAATGTAAGAACACTTACAACTTTTACTCAACTTTAGATAAATGGTTATTTAATATAGAAAAAGAAATGCAAGCGAGCCCAATCGTAAGAAAATTAATGGAACATGAAGATATATTAAAACAATTTCAAGAAAAAATTCATCAAATGGAAAATGCAGATAATTATTTTTCAACAGTTGAACAAGACGATTACCTGCAACGCCTCGATAAACTTGAAGAAGCTTTTACAAAGAAATTAGAAGAGGATATCCAAGAAAACGATGAATTAAGTGAACAAATCGCAAAACTTAACTCTGAAATTAATACGCTTAAAACACAATTAGATGCACTATCAAAGAAAAATTGGTTCTTATCCCTTTCGACTAGATTGTTTACTTGGTACAAGAGAAATCCCTCTGCCGCAAGACAGTTAGCCGGCTTTACAAGGGAGTTGCTTCCTCAAGAAGCAAAAGACGCTGTTTCACAAGAGGCACTTGATCAACTCCTCTTGCCAGTTGACAGTACTGCAAAGCAAACGGTTGAATAGTCAAAAAAAAGCCACTACTCTGTGGCTTTTTTACTTTCTTTTGTAACAGCAATATTCAAATTTAAAGCAAGTCTATAAAAAGCTTTCCACCTAATTTTGTCATAGGTCATCGCTGAGATAGGTGGCTGAAACTTATGACAATATACACTGTAATCAGTTAAATACTCACTAACGTCTGTCATGTACCTAGCCTCGATTAAAAACCTTTCCATAGGTGGAAGATGCTTTACTGCTCTTTCAGTACGGAAACAGAAATGTTTTCTTTTTTCTTGCTCATCAACATTATAAATAGCGATTTCCCCTGTTTGGTCACTCGTCTGATTTGTTGGGCCGTGATATCTTGGGGTGCTGCTGGCTGTCACGGAAGCTTCACGCTCTTCAAATGTCAGATACTTAAAAAGGCGATATTTTAAAAGATGTTCCTCCACCTTCCGTTTTGTTGCTTTTCTATCTAGTTCCGGAAGTTCAAAATCCAAATTGTTCAACCCCTTTAGGAGCTTCCCCGGGAATAATCCCGGGGCCTTCTGCTAGTTTAATAGGTCGCTATCCAAATCATCTTCAATTTCTTCTTTCACATCATCCAGCGTTAATTGATCTGGTTTAACCTCGGCGGTACCATCAGGATTGATCTTGTATTCCACACCTTCATGCGGGCCATCCTCGAACTGCTCAGAATCATAAAATTCCTCAATACTCATTTGTGATTCTGCAACGTGAAGCGTCACATCTGACCCGGCTTTCCTATAAAAGTTAAATGATTGGTCTGCTGATGTGTCTCCTTTTACAATAAATTCTAATGCTGTTTTCTTGCTATCTTTAGTGGTTTTGCTGAATTCGCAGGTAAGCTTCTGCTCAATGCCCTCAATCTGCAGCTCAACCACTTCACGAGTCATTTGGTTAATCTCAGGCTTTTTTTCGTCCTCGCCTTTTACATAAAATTGAATAAGCTCTTTTTTACTATCCTTGGTTTGTTTATTAAAATGCGCTTTGACGGTTACTTGCATGATTAATTCTCCTCTCTGGATTTAGCAAATCGATTGGCAACTTTTTGTTTTTGTTCCTCAGTATAAACTCGTTCTTTTTTCATGCTGACCATTTTCTCTGATAACTCACATTTGATTGCAACCGGTCTATCTCCGTCCGATTCTAAGGTCAGAAACTCCGTTAATTTAGATAGTTTTCGAATGTGTTTTGGTACAGTCGAGTAAACGTTCCACTTACCTGTACTGTTGTCAAAAACCATTGTAGTTTCTTGTTCTTCTCGGGAAAAACCCATTTAGGAATCTCCTTCCCGATTCAAGCTCATTTCTTTATCAAAACCATTAGGATATCGTTTCATCAATTTGGTTACATTCATGGTTGCTACTTGCTCCAGTGAAAATCCTGCTAATTTTGCAAGGTTAGCAATATACCATAAGCAATCCCCAATTTCTAAAGCAAGATCATGACGATTTATTTCATGGCCGTGAAAAACACCTTTCTTTAAAATGTCAGAAACTTCACCCGTTTCTCCACTTAACCCCATTGAGTAATTGCATAGAGCCTGCGGCTGTGATAATTCCTCATTATGCGTTCGCAAAGCCAATTCCTGATATTCATTTAATTTCACTGTTCCCCACTCCTTTAAAACCATTTATTCAAATCGCATTCAATATTCGTTTCTCTGTATTTCGTTTTTAATTTTTCATTATCATCAATTCTGAGTTTGTCGGTCATTGATTCTAGCTGTTCTTTTCCTTTCTGAGCACTATTAGTCTCGAAAGTTCTTAAACACCTACAACGGGTTTTATGGCATTTTGAATCAGCTGTCACCAAACTCACTCCTTTAATTGACACTTAACGAAAAGCTTTTGATACAAATCCTTATCATCTTTCAAACGTCCGATTTCTTGAGCAAGACGTAAATTATGTTCTTCCAGCTCTAAACATTTAGAAACTCTATCTTTAATTTTCAAGTCACGGATTGTTTCTTTGGCTTGTAAGAGCTGTTTGTTCAACCATATGTTTTCTTCTTCCAGTTCACGCAAATCATTCTGTAAAGCCTGCATTCGTTCTAATGCTGCATAAATATAATGGGTTTGATCCACGTTCTCTTGCATAGCGTGTTCAATAATTTCCTCGTTGCTCCAAGAGGCTGTTGTAAAGGGCTCCGGGTATTTCTTGGATCCTTTTACTATTTGTCCAACCCTAACTTTCTCTCGATATTGATTAGCGTCTTGATAAAACGGATGGTTTAAATGCTTTTGTTCGTTTTGGTCCGTTTTCATATATACACCTCACTTCACAAAAAGGATTTTTATTTCATTTTCTGCTTCTGTTAATCTGCCAAACTTATATCCTTCGATTAGGACATGCTTTTCGTGATCTGTTAACTGGCGGCGCCATTGTTGCTCCAAGTAGTAAATAACTTCGTTGTAATACATATGAGGATAGTGAAAGGGTTTCTGCATCGATTTATCCTCCTTTTTTGCGTCATTATTTGTTCGTAATGTGCAATACACTAATCTATTTGATATAATTCCATGTTTGTCCATTTCGGTATCAAGATATTTCACATAAGATGTACAAGCTTGAAATAAAGGGGGTGAGACCTTATGCGCAACTTTGCTTTAATTGTTGTCCTCTTCATCCTATTAATTATTGTTGGTGCGTCTTTAATGGGTGGTAGTTACTAATTAATAAATAGGGTTTAAGCACCATGCCCAAATCTAGAATCTAACACCTTAATTTTTAGTGGAAGTGTGTTTTTTCACGCTTCTTTTTTGTCGTCTTTTCCATCAATTGTACAGTTTTCTCGTATTGTGCAGTTTTAACCTATGTCTAATTTCGACAACATTTGTCGAATCTATTTCATAATCCGAAATTTATTCTATAATGTTTTAGTGTGATAAAATCAATAATTTTATCTAGGAGAATTTTAAAAAAATGAACAAATATACACTTGAATTATCCTTGTTAAAACGTATAAATGTAATGAAAGAAACATTGGTGAATGTTGCAAAAAGTAAAGGTATCAATAGCCCTGAAACAATATCATATAGCCAAGAATTAGATAAATTACTAAACCTACATATGAAGCATGTTTCTAATTACGATAAAGATAGAATAAGCAAAGCCTCATGAAGTATAAGAATTTAGTCAGGAGTTTCCTGGCTTTATTTTTTTTATACATTCACAATAATTGACATTTATTTACTTCACAATATGGGTCAAAGGCACATCATTTCTTCCGTCCAATTTCACTCAAAAAACCAAAAGCAATGATGACCCCTAAGGTTGTCCACCAAGGATGCTGATATACAACTTCCATTAATTTTTCCCTCCTTTTTTAGCTCCTCTTTTGCTGTTTTTATAATGCGGCTTCCGGTCCTTAGCAGCAGCATCTTTGAGTTTCTTAATCACTCTTCCTAAATGCCTGATTGTTTTATCCTTATTGATATTGGCCCGGCGCAACTGCTTATTCTGTATGGTCACATTGGCAAGTTTTTCCGTTAGTGCCTGGTAATCGATATCGTCCATAAGCACATCTCCTAAACAGTTTGGAGTAACCTATTAAATTTTGGTTATTGCCTGACTCGCCTTTTTCCTACATTCATGACAAACTCGTTTTTGCTCAATCACGACCGTTTTATTGCTAGCCAATACATTTCCACACCTGCTGCAACTAACTAATTTCATGCTTCTTCAACCTTTCTCATTTTCGCAATCCAGCAACTGTTTTCGGTATTTTCAACAAAGATTTTTCTGTTATAAGAATCCCGGGTAAAGGTTTTTCCATCGCTTTTTAGTTCCGTTAGTGGAAAGATAAGGACAAATCCTCTTTCCTCCAGGTCTTTTATGGCTTGTTCCGCCTCATGCTTCCTTTGACGGTGGATGGTGACAGGGAAATCTTTTCTTCTCATGCTTTAGCCTTTTTCTTTTTTGCTTTTGGTTCTGGATGTAAGATTTGCTGAATCACTTCTGCTTGATGTTGTGGTAATAATCGGAATATATTCTGCTCCATCCATATTTCTTGAGCAATTTGAGCCAAAATGTAAGCATCCACTACGTTGTCGCTCTTATGCTCAAACGAATAATGTTCCAAGACTGCTTTCATAACAACTCGTTTTTTCTGTGGTCCTGTTAGGCGTTCTTTTTTACCTACTTCTCCTGTCCAACCAGTAACATTAACGAATTTTTTTACGGCATTCGGGGCAACTTCATAATAGGGAAGTTTTCTCTTAAACAATTCGTTTCTTATGCCGTGGTGCAATCCTCCTGCAAACATGGCACGCTGAGTATCAAAGGGAAAACCTTCTATACAAATAAAGTCGCCGGGCTTAACATGGGCTATAACTTCATCGATAAGAGTAGACATCCTACGCAGATCCTCAGAGCCAACGCCAGTAAGCTCTTTAGCCCGGACGACCTGTCCTGATTGATCTATTGCGATAAACCCTGTTTTAGTTGATGGGTCAATTCCTACAAAGCGAGTCATCACCTTTCATCCTCCTTCTCTGCAATTCTTTTACAGCTGCATACCGTTCAACTAATCTATTATTCTCGTCCAAGGCAATTTCATAGAGTTGCTTTTTAGTAGCTGTTGAATAGTCCATTACTCAGTCATCCAAATCATCGTAGGGTGTTTTTTTTTGTTCCAAACGTCTTTCTGCCTTTAATTCCTTTATCATGCCATTAGCGACCCTTAATTCTTTGGACATTTCTTCGAGAGCCTTTTGCTGTTCCTCATAAGAAAGAATTAAACTCCTAATTTCATTTGCATTTCCAACAAAGATCTTTGAACCATTATCATTAAGGTATTTGTTTTTTATCGCTTCAAAATCAAATGTCATTTTGTCTGTCCTCCTTCACTTTCATTATTTAATTTCATCTGGAATTTCGGTGAATTTCTGTTTCCAGTTCATGAAAAGAAGCTTGAACTCATTAACACCGACATCGCGGCCTTTAGCGAAGGTTTGAATGATTATTTTCCCTTGTGTTGTTTTTTCTCCCTCACTCCACAAGAATTCAACAACGTCTGCATCTTGTTCAATGGAGCTAGATTCTTTTAGATCAGAGAGTAATGGCCGTCCTCTTTTATCTGATTCCCTTGTCATTTGGGACAACATCATGAAACAACAATCCATATCCATGGCAATTTGTTTTGCTTGTCCAGTCACACGTCCGATGGCTAATGCTCTTGTATCGCCTTTGGTTTGAGGGATATTCATGATTTGCAGATAATCAACAACAATCATGGCAATCTTTCCGTATTTCTTTTTAAATTGCTTTGCTGTTGCTTTAATCTCGTCAATGGTTACACCAGAAGAATCTTGCATGAAAATAGGCAAGTGCACATATTCGTCATAAGCAAAATTGACTAAAGATTGTTCCTTTTCATTCAAGTTTTTCATTTTGATTTTTTGGAATGCTATTCCTGTCTGTGCGGACATCATTCGATCCTTTAAAGCATTTCGTTTCATTTCTTGACTCCAAACAAGAACGCATCCCTGATTTTGTTTAGCCACACCGTATATTCTTTGCAAAGCTAAGGCAGTTTTCCCTACAGACGGCCGGCCGGCACTGATAAATAGCCAACCTCTCCATAAACCTTGTGCCCATTTGTCATACTCATCGAATCCAGTTTTAATAAATTCCGCCGGCGTTTTGAGGTGTGTATAATACTCTTCTTTTGTTTCGGAAAAATTAAGCATTTTTGCATTATCCTGTGGCCTCAGTTCGGCTATTAGGTTTTCAATATTCGAGAAAAACTCCTCATCTGTTTCGTAATCATCCCTAGACATGCCTGAAATAATATCGCCCATGTTTCTTGTTCGTCTTTCCATGGCTTTGGAGCGAACGATCCGAGCGTAATATTCAGTATTTGCCGTAGTAGGACAGGATGCTGCTAGTTTTGAAAGGTACGAAACCCCACCCAAATCCTCTACGTTTCCGAATTTAGCTATTGCATTGGTTACGGTGATTATATCGACAGGTTGACCTTTCTTTTCTAGGTACCTCATAACCTTATAGATCGACTGGTGACGCGGGACAGAGAAATCACGTTCTTCTAAAAAAGTGATATCGTCCATAACTGAAGCTTCAAGGAAGATCGCACCCAGCACCGATTGTTCAGCTTCTATGTCATGTCCAGTTAAATTCATCTGGATTGCCTCCATTCGCACACCATTTTTGAAACTCAATATCTTTATCTCTTGTATCTAAGTGTTGAATTGGTTTTGGTATTTTATTTTTTTGGGAGTTTTTCATTTTAATAGCAAGTTCACTGAATTTCTCCCGAAGCTTTTTAGCAGATAAAACATTTGTTTTCCAAAATGCATCTTGTGTTACCCAATCCATTACTGCTTTTGCCAAATGCTTGTCTACTCCATCATTTTCAATCAGCTTTCTAAAATCATCTGCCCACTTTTGTAGATTAACTTTTTTAATTAAATGTCCTACGCCAGCTTCATTCGCTACAGCTGAAACTTTATCAAAGAAGTAAAGGGCCATTTTAAAATAACTGCTGTCCTCGTCATACGTTTTTTGTTGACGAGTATTTTTTTTAATATTTTCTTTAATACTTTCTTTCTTGGTACCACAAATGTGGGACGATATCGTACTACAGGTAGTGGACGATGATGTACTACTATTGTGGGACGATGATTGATGTACTACATCTGTAGGACGTTCTTGCCATTCTTCGTAGTTCTTGTTGAAGCTCAAAACCCTTCCCCTCCTTGAACCGATCCCAACGATACTAACAATCTTGCGTTCTATTAAAGCCGTGAGTTCTCGGTCGACATGACTCTTCCTGGTGTCTATCGCTTCAGAGAGAAAAGTAAGTGATAATTCGTGCTGTTTCCTACTGAAGCCATATGTATAGCGCCATATCACCAAGACAATTCGCATTTGCGTACCGTTGAGATCGGTTTTTGAGATGTGTTCTAATATCTCATTAGCAACCTTGGTATAACCTTTTTCAGTTTGTGGGTTTGCCATGAGTAATCATCCTGTCTATTTTGCTTTCTCCAATTCTCTGTATCTATCAATTTCTTTACAAGCTGTTTTCAAGGTCCTGGATAAGAGTTGAATGTGAAAGTTTACTTGTTCGAGTACTTTGTTTTGTTTATTGATTATTTCAGTTAAATCAATCACTTTTTCCTTTTCTTTATTAAGCCTAGCAATGTAATAAGCTTCGATGCTCTCCCACTCTGCTTCTTCCACTTAAATCACCTCTAAATGATAATGTGTACCAACTTTAAATCCTTTTCTTGCTAATGCTCTTTTTACCGTCATTTCAGCCAGCGCAGGCATGTTGTTATTGCTTGATAGATGTGTCAGGTATATTTGTTCACCGAGACCTGAAATTAGCTTAGAAAGCGTTTCTGCGGTTTGCTCATTACTCAAATGTCCAATGTGAGAAAGTATCCTGGCTTTAACACTGTTGGGATAATCAGATACTTCAACCATATTAGGTTCATGGTTAGCCTCGATAATGTAGATGTTTGAAAATTCCATTGTGGCCAGCATATTTTGATCCACATGACCTGTATCTAAACAGACGGAACACTTCTGCCCTTTGTAATCACTGAGAACGTACCCAAGGGGGCTGTATGCGTCATGGTGAGTTTTGAATGATTCGATGTACCAATCATCAATGTTTATATCCGAGCCTGCTTTAATTGGTCGCTGTAAGTCCTCTTCCACGCCTTTTAGGGATTTCCATTCACCATCAGCAGCATAAACAGGAATCTTATATTTGTTGGCAAGTGGTAAGCCTTTGACGTGATCTGAGTGAGCATGTGTTATTAAAATGGCTCTGATGCTATCTGGACGAATACCTACATCAAGAAGCCGTTTCTCAACCTTCGTTTTGGCTATTCCTACATCCACTAGAATAGTAGCTTCAGAGGACCTGAGAGCGATGCAATTGCCCCCGGATCCCGATGCTAAGATATCTACTTTCATGGATTAATCCAACATGTCGCCATCACTGGCTTGTGCTTCCTGCATTTCGATGTGCATGTCAAGTAATTGGCTTAAACCAACAAAATCGGAGAGTGAACCTTTAAAATCTTTAATGTGCTTTTCCACATATTCCGTTTGATTTTCTTTGTCGATACCTAACTTTTTGAATTTTTTAGATACCTCTGTGCGGACTGCTTTCAACTTTGCAGCTCCTTCGTCTTGCGGTTGTTGTTGAGGATGAACATCAATCACATCGTGGTTAGGAGTGATATCTTTTCGCTCTTGTGACTTGTACACTGGAATTGTGTTTTCCTGTGAACCATTAGTAATGGTTTCATCATCAAATTCAAGACCATACTGCTTTTTTAGAGCACGTTGCTGTACATGTTTTCCAAACATATCTGATGTCCATTTGTTCCAGTTGTCTTTGTTTTGTCCTGTAAACATATGGGCCACTTCTTCGATGTCCAATACAACAGTCACTGGACGGTGCCCATCTCTGTATGCAATAGAATATGCACCGATAATCTTGCCTCTTGGAAAGCCGATCTCATGTAAAGTAACTTCTAATTCTTTTGTTTCTTTATTCATTGCAATTTTAAATTCATCATTTTCATGGACCATTTGCGTATCAGGTGGTTGAAATCCTTCCATTGCCCTGGCTTTTGCTAGGTAGGCCTCAGCTGCAAACTGAATGCGAGCGGTGTTTCCGTATTTGATGAAAAAGATTTCGTTTTTAAACGGATCCAAACCATATGAAGCTGCTTTGTGAGCAAATAATAAAAACTCAGTGTCTGTAGCTGTTGGTGCAATTGATGTGCGGATAACTTCCAGCACAGCCGGTGCAAATGCTTCTGAAATTTCCGGTGTTAGTGGTAATGTTGCTAGTTGATTTTTTGACATAATTTATTTTCCTCCTAAACAAAAATAGTTTTTGTGGTACCTGTTTCCCGGTGAACCAGAATCATTTGGTCAGATTGGTTTTTAACAACCAACCAATTACCTGGATTTAATCCTGCTTCTATAACTTTTTTCTTTTGGTTTCGCGTTGGCCTCTTACCGTTTTTCATGCACCCACCTCAATTTTTAATTCCTGCCCAGCGACAACTCTAGATGTAATCAACTGGCCATTCGGTTGTTTAAAGCTTGTAATCGATTCGGCATTATCAACAAAACAAGGAGTAATGATCCCGCTTTGCTGACTAAGCACATCACGAAGTTCTAACCCTGCACGGATGCCTTCGGATAGCGATAATGTCCTGTAAGGCTTTTCATTCATTTCAATTTCAAAATCTGGTTTAAATTCTCCATCGCCTTTGTTTTGCTTGAACAATCTGATTGAAAGTGTTGTGAATAAAGCTTGTACTTTTTCAGCTTGCAATTCGGCTGATTTTGCATTAAAAGCCTTTATGCTATCTAGGACAAAAATTGAATCGTTTAAGGACTGTAGGATCTCTTTTTCGTTTTTCTTAGCAACATCCACTTGGGTTCGAAGGTGCTCGTATTCATCAACGGTCCTAATGGCATTAAGTAATGACTGGCGATTGGATTCTAATTCCCTAACGTGTTCGAACTGTTCAGACACATCAATGTATTCCATCTCCGCAAGCTGGTTTTTCAGTTCATCACGTTGTTTAATCAGGTTGTTATGATTCGCCTTGTATTGCTCGATACGAGTTTCTTTATCTGTTTTAACAGCTTCCACCGAATCTTCATCAAGCGGTCGTTTGCAGGTGCGACAAGTATCTTCAATGGCCTCGTTTTTAAGTGCCGGCCAACGCTCTTTTGACATTTCAATTTGGTCCTGCAACCCTCTTAATTTGGATTGAGTAGTGTTATAGACTCGGTTCTTATCACCAGCAGTATCTGTGACTCTTTCAATCTCTTTAATTTGTCTTTCATATTGACTAATTTCAGCCTTTAATGACTCAACAGGGGCATTTACACTCGGTAAACGTTCCAGTTGTTCCAGAATGGTTTTAGTACGGCTTTGCGCAGCGATATATTCTTTGTCTTTTTTGTTTTTGTTGTCTCGATGTATTTTGTCAATATCAATTAAGTTATGTTTTTTTAGCAAGGTTCCTAATGTCTCAGCTTGCAATTCTGGTAGTTTCTTAAGTACTTCCTTATTCGCAGGTGCAGTTACATATTTTAATAGCATTTCCCTTTGCTTATCCCATTTAAGAGTGAAGAAATAGGATGGATTAAAAAGCGAGAGAAACAGATCTTTATCAAATAATTGCTCCACAATTTCATTGAATTCTGTTGCTTTCGAAGGCACTTCATTAATGTAATAGCATGCTTTTCCCTTCTTTAACCCGCGGCCGAGTAATAGTGATTTTCCATCAACCGATAAAAGAAGTTGTACTAAAGTTTCTTCAGCTGCATAAGTTAGTGGTGTAGGGTCCAGCTTTCCCCCGAACACGTCTGTGCCGTATACTGTAAATGTAATTGCTTCTGGAATGGAGCTTTTACCCATTGCATTTTCCCCTGTGATCTTAGTGGTCTCGCCAAAGTTCACTGTAAGGTCACAGTGGGATTTATAGTTTTGTAGAGTAAGAGATATAAATTTTATAATCATCCTTTTACCTCGCTTTCATTGCTTCTTTTGAAAATGGCATGTTTCTTGCTCTTGCGTCCATGACAATACGTTTTGCCTCTTGAATATCATCAAAGTACCCAAGAAAAATATCCTTACCATTTAACCCAATTTGCGCTCGCCATTTTTTATGTTGTTTGTTCCAATACACTCCGCGTATACCTGATTTACTTTGTTTATGCGCTCCGTTTCGATTTTGCTGGTTTTCTGCATTTGTTAATAATCTAAGATTGCTTTTCACGTTTTCTAATGTTTCATGATTGTAGTGGTCAACATGGATATTTTTTGGAGCGCCTAAAATCCAACGGTGCATTATAACCGTTCCTTGCTTCGAGTTGCCTACACAATAAAAACCATTTATACTTGGGTCCCAACGCGCATACCACTTATTAGGGAATTCTTGCACCCTAGGTAAATCCTGTGTATCAATAAACGTCTCCAGCGGACCGTATTTTGGACTATTTAAAAATATTGCCGTAACATCCCCACGAACTTCATAATCATTCTTCAAGAGGCTCGCCTCCCTTATAATTCAGCTAGTTCCTGTTCTAGCCTTTCGATTTCTTTTATTGCAGCATTAACGAAAGCAAACTTAAATTCCTCCAATAGTGGTTTATCAGTTACTTGAATTGATAAACAATCACGCATTCCGAAAAACTCAACTTCTTCGCAACCTTCGATGCTTAGAGCTTTTCCAGAAAGTTCGTCGATTGCATTTACAATCTCCCTTGCTTTCTTAGACTTTTCTTCCATTAACTCCAATGTTTTGCGATCCATTTATCCTCACCTCCTTAAAATCATTTCTCCAGGACCCAAATCGTTAATTTTTTCAGTACCACATTGTGGGCAGCAAATACCTGACTGGTCCTCCAAAGCCTGCTCTACAGAAAACACCAAAATACAATCCTCACATCCATAAACATGAACCGGGATATTCACTTATTCACCTCCTTGAAACGCAATGTTTATTTAGCCTTTTGTAGTAACTGAATTTACCTTGTTTTTTTAACATAGATACTTGAGTTGCTAAGCTAGTTTCTGGCCTTCCTAGAGCAAAAGAAATGGTCCGAATATCGTCAAAATCAAAGAACCTACACAAGTATTCAAGCTCTTCTTCGGTGTAACGTTTTCCATTGTTAAAATGAAAATCCGGATGATAGAGCATACGACCTTGTTTATCGAACCGAAGACCATCTTCTAGATCTTCCTTCAGCACTTTTTGTACCATTGCCCATTTGTTCACCTCCTTCGTCTTCTTTTGGCATTAAGCCAAATGCCCAAAATAGGAAGTACCCTGTAAACACCCCGACGAAAAGTATCACTCCAGCAGCGATGTACCCGATATGAACCAACTCCTTAACTTAGAACTCTTTTCGTGCACCAAATTTTGCAATTTAGCTAAAAAGGAAAGCCTGGTTAGGCTTATCGAAAAAATCTTAAAGTTATTGCTTCCATGGCTAATTTCTTGTTGTAATCATCTAAATAATCCATCTCCGATAAATTTACTTTGTTGCTATCGTTATAAAGGTGTAATGCTAAGTTCAACATGAACTTTTCAGATTGGGACCATGGAGCCGCTGCCCTTTTTAAAGCTGTAATTTTGATTGATCCATTCTCTAAATCAAAATATTTTGTGGTAAACAAACTTTTTAACTTAGAGCTATTCTGAAATAAGTGAATAACTCCTTTCCAGTAGCGATCTGTCGCAAGGTAGTTTGGAATTGCGGCCATTTTCAATCCCTCCTCGAGAGTTCCTTTTCTCTTTTCCGCTTTTCCAGCTCCTTAGGTAGCAAATCTTTTAAAGCGATATCGATTAGGATTTTGGATTGTTGCTCATTCAACCTTATTACCAAGTTGCTTCCTCCTTCCAAGGTTAAAAGTTTATGTTAGAATCATCATTCCCTTTAGGTAACACTTCATCAAAAATAAATAGCTGTTCAAAATCAGCTCCGGCACACGTTTTTAAAATTTTGGCAATAAATTCATTTCCTGGGTTACGAAGTCCTCTAAACACTCTGTAAACTTGTTCGTAAGAAACGCCCATTTCTTCCGCAAGAGCCCTTTCATCCCAACCTTTAAACTTCATATATTCTTTAACTTTCTCAACATTCAATGTTAGTTTCACTGCATCACCTCCCATTCGTTACCTCTTGGTAATAATATAGCATCATCGTTACCAGTAGGCAATAGATAAACCCAATAAAATTACAAAAACTTTTCGATTATGTAATATTTACCGTTTTTACCTACGGGTAATACTTTTGATAACAAACCATTTACCTACAGGTAATATTGTATTTAAATATAAGTATAAGTAGATACTATTTTCCGATTGAGGTGAAAAAAGTGAATTCGGAAGAAACAACCGAAATTGGAGCCTACATTAAAAAGATAAGAGAATCAAAAAATTTAGGGGTAAACCAATTAGCTCAATATGCTGGGGTAAGTGCTGCTCAAATTTCTAGGATAGAGAATGGGAAAAGAGAAAATCCCAAGCCTGAAACGCTTGCAAAATTAGCGAAAGCATTAAAAGTTGATTATGACGAATTAATGAGTAAAGCTGGCTATATTGATACAGATGAAAAAAAGAAAAACGAAGAAATCAACACCGCCTTCCACGATTTTGACAATTTAACGGATGAAGAAAAAGAACATTTAGAAATCCAACTTGAAATTTTCCGGGAACTGAAAAAGAGGAAAATGACTAAAGAACGCAACGAAGATAAATAAAAAGACACCAAGACCTATATTTTTTTGGCTAGGTGTCTTTTTATTTTGGAAAAACATAAGGACTTTTTTCACACGAACATGGGATTACATAATGATAATGTAAAAATTAATTAGGGGCGAAGGAGAACACAAAAAGTGAATCTTATTGAAACGTTAGACACATTAAACAAAGTTGTTAATGACAACAAAGATTTAATTAAAAATGAGGAATCAACGAAACAGTTTTTAATCTTACCTCTCCTCAGGGGACTTGGATACGATATATATAGCCCTCAAGAAGTAACACCAGAATTCACTGCGGATTTCCATAAAAAGAATGAAAAAGTTGACTATGCTATTTCTATTAATGGTGCACCCAAAATTTTTGTTGAAGCTAAATCTGTAAACAATAAAATTACAAAAAGCGCTCCACAACTTAGTAGATATTTTAGTACTTTTCCTAGCGTTCGACTAGGTATCTTAACAAACGGAGTAGAATATCATTTTTTTACAGATCTAAATGACGCAAATATAATGGATCCCAAGCCGTTTTTTGTTTTTAATATTACAAACTATACTGATGAAGATTTTAACAATTTGATTAAGTTTTCTAAAAACCTTTACGACTATGAAAGCATAAAAATTATGGCTGAATCACTTATTTACTCTCAATCTTTTAAGTCAGTAATTAAGGAGATTTTCGATACTCCTAATGACGATTTCATTAGATTTGTCATAAAAGAACGTTTTAAATTTAAAGTTACGCAGCAATTTATTAATACTGCTCGGCCTCTAATCCAAAAAAGTATCCACGAAGCTTTATCTGAATTAATTAGTGAAAAATTTGAGAATGTTATGCAAAACCAATTGGTACAAGAATCAGCAGCAACTGACATTGCAACACAAGAGGAAAAACGGGTGTATTATTCTCCAGAAGAAATTGAATCGTTAGGTTCCTATGAAGACTTTGAGGGAATTAGGATAGTCCTTCCTAATTCTGAATCATATAAAAAATTAATGAAACTATCAACTGATGTATATTCAGTTGACAAAGGCAATCCAATAAGTGATTTTTTTGTGTCCTCTGTTCTAATGCAAGGTAGTTCTATTGTTGGATATTTGATCGGACAATATTATAATAAACAAGAAGACACTACACTTTACACAGTAAAATCGAATGAAATTGCTAAATTCTTATCAGAGAATCCAATCGTTGAACAAACTGGCTTTATTAATGCAAAGTTGGGGTACAGAACCAATAAAAATAACAATGAGAAAACATACTATTTGAGAAGTTGCTTAACAAATCTTTCTTTTAAAGATATACCAAATTTAGCTTCAAAAGTTGATAACCTTGATGAATTTTTTAAAAGTATTCAGTGAATAAATTAATAAATATGATTTCAGTAGTTGCATTTCTAAATGTCCATAATATGGGCATTTTCTTTTTATTGTAAAACAGAACATATATTCGTATAATAACAATATAATTGATTAGTTTTGGAGGAATGTACAGTGCTAAGTGGATATACTCTCACTGAAACCGAACGGAAAATAGAAAAAATGTTCATGGAGAGAAATATTTTAACCCCTTCTGATTTAGCTATTCGAAATGTAGCAAATCTTTTTCAAATAGAATTAGACTTTTCAAATAATGGTCCGCAACGGGCGATTTGGGAAGATGATTTTTCAGTGATTTTTTTGGATCCTGACGAAACTGAAGAAAATCAAAGAAAGGTTTTCTTTCATGAACTAGGTCATCCCATGTTACATTGTGGGGACCAAACCAAGAATATGAGTAAAAAATTTAGGGAGCTGCAAGAAGCTCAGGCAAATCAATTTCAACTTTATGCTGCTATCCCCTTTTTCATGCTAAAGGAGCTTGAACTCCCGCCCCTCGAGTATCAGATTATTAAGTTGATACAAATGGTATTTAAAGTTCCGGAATCATTAGCAAAAAAGAGAGTGGAACAAATCAAACGACGGATTCTTCAATCTAAAATAGATGTTCGTTTACCTAATCTACCTATCCCGCCTACAAAGATTGCTGAAGAAAAGGAGCAATATGAAATGGAAACTTATCCTTTGTTAGAAGATTTATTCTCACCAAATGAAATCAAACAATATTTCTCCACTAAAGTAAAAAGAAAAAACAAGGTCTATTTTGATGTTGATGAAGGTCACCCTATTCCCCGTTGGTATTGTATTGAGGTGAATCGTGGTGAAGTGAACTGGGGCAAGAAAATGCATCTTTTTCCTATTGACGATGAATTTGAGTTTTTACCCATTTCGGAATTTCAAAATAGTGACTCAGATGCACATGTAATGGAATTGTTTCTTCATCCCTCCTATCCAAATGATTTTGCCATCAATTTAAAGGCCATAAAGAAACAACTAAATTTTTTTAATGTGGATCCTTATAACATTAATCGAATGATCATCGATGCGAATTATTTAGAGCATTTACTTGATTTGAATATATTCGGAAATCGATTAATGCAAGTAGTCAATAACGAGGTAACCAATAATTAACACGTACTGACCTTTTATTTTAGTTTTATAATGGTTGATGGAGGTGAGAAAACATGAAAGCAGCATTATACCCCAGGGTTTCAACTGAGGAACAGTCAAAAGAAGGATATTCTCTTGCCGCACAATTAGACAAAATGAGAGCCTACTGCTTTTCTCAAGGCTGGACAATTTACAAGGAATATGTTGAGGAAGGCAGATCAGCAAAGGATATGGAGCGTCCCCAGCTACAGTCGTTATTATCAGATATTCCTCATTTCGATGTGGTATTGGTTTACAAATTAGACCGTCTATCCAGAAATGTTTCGGATATCAATATTCTTCTAAACACTTTCGAAAAAAATAAGGTTGCCTTTAAAAGCGTCACAGAGCCCTATGACACGACAACAGCTCAAGGCAAACTGTTAATCAATATCTTTGCTTCTCTTGCCCAATTTGAACGAGAGCAACTGGCAGAGAGAACTTATATGGGGATGGCTAGAAAGCATGAGGAAGGTTCCCGTAATGGAGGCCGTGCTCCTTTTGGTTATTATCTGGACGATCAAGGTAAGTTGGCTATTGATGAAGTAGAGGCGAAGTGGGTACGATGGATGTTCGAAGCATTTCATACCAAGGGTAAGAAGATGATCACTGAGGAACTAAATAAGAACGGGATACGAACAAGAACAGGCGCTCACTGGAATCATAGTGCTGTAGACTATGTCGTGACCAATCCTGTCTATTATGGAGCTCTAAGGTGGAATTACCGTACGAAGCAAGGCAACCGTACCTATGAGGAAGTGATTGTGGAAGGTAATCACCCTGCTATTATCACCAAAGAAGTTTACGAAGAGATTAAGAAAACACGGAAAGATCGTAAGAATACAGGTTGGAAATCGAGGACCGTTTACCCCTTTTCCTCCGTTTTAAGATGCGCCCGCTGCGGACATTCCATGTCAGGTGGAAAAAGGAATCGAGCTGACGGAACCGTGCACCGGTTTTATAAATGCTCTGGCCGCTTTGAATATAAAATTTGTGATATGCCTGTAATTGCTGAGGATACCATTGAACAAGAATTTATTAAATCTCTTGAATATCTACCAGTTGAAACCGACGCTCCTGATCAGCAAGAAGTTGATATAAAAGAAATCAAGAAAGAACTAAAACGGATTGAAGAACGGAAAGCGCGCTGGAAAGAGTTATATGTGGATGGGGATCTAACGAAAAAGGATTACAAAGAAAAAATGGATGCCGAAATAGAAAAAGAGAACGAATTAACTCGCTCTCTCGAAATTAACCAAGAAACTCCAACATCTGAAGTGATTAATACTATCATCGAAAACATTAAAACCAAATGGCAGGATATCTCGTTAGAGAATCGAAAACGAATCTTAACCACCATTTTTGATACGGTACAAATCGAATGTCTCAAATCCCACTCTGGTGGTTTGGGCGAACGGCCAGTAATTGAAATCAAAGAAACCACTTTTAAATAG